CACCAGCATGTTGTTTGGCGAAATCTTCTCTTTTTTTGAAAAATGCTCTGATCTCATCTGGAGACATACTGTCCAATTTGGCTTTAGTCTTCGCCATTGATGATGGTAGTCTAGAACCTGCTTCGTTGGTTTTTCTATTTTCTTGAGCACGTTCTTTTTCAAATTGGTGTACTCTTTTCTTTAATATATTCAGCATGCCAGGTTTGGTCTCTACGTCATCCACAGGAGTTTCTGTGGCTAGAATTTCATCGATATTCTTTTTTACTATTTCAGCATGCTTCTGATGTAGATCTCCTATTTCTTCTCTGTAGGGATTTAATCTTTGATAGTCTTCATAATGATACACTGCGTCCAGCATGTCCACTGCTCGATTCATTTTAGTTTGTAGCCAAGCTTCAATATCATCGCCAGGTCGTACTATAGAAGCAATCTGCAGAGCATATTTGGCAGTTGCATACAACTGTGATTTTGACATGTGTCCTTCTCCAGCGTCTTCTGAGAATGTTTGTCCTTCTAAATAATTTCCAATAGATGCGATATAACCTGATGCTAGATCAATTTTTTTAGCCACCCAAGATTCCATTTCTTGGTCGTTGTTTAATAAGTTATGAATTTTTATTGCGTATTTGCCTGCTCTAATAGCCTGTTTAATGAACATACTGGCTTCATATGTGTCCGGTTGTACTGGTACATTTAATTCATTAATACGCATGTGCTTATTTATGCTGGTTGACAACGGTTGCAGTGGCAGTTACGGCAAACTTCTATGGTCCACTCACGCACCGTTTTATCATTAATAGTCTCTTGCTCTTTTCTTTTGAGAGTTTTTTTACAATGGCTGGATCCGCCACAGTTGATACAGTAAGGTTTTTCTTTCTTGCTCATTATTTTTATTTAATCTTATCTTAGATATCCAATATCTTTTCTATATGTAAAATTACCCATATTTTTGTTTTTTAAGAATGCATATAGATTGTCGCTAGCTAAGTCTATGTTATCAGCAGTTGTTGTAATTACTGAAGAAAGTGAATTTTGTTGTGTATTATATTGAATACAAATATTTTCAATAGGAGGATATAGTTCTGGAAATTGAATAATATTATTTTTTCTTAAATCTAAATTATATTCTTTATTAATTATTCGTATCGATACTGCTGATTTATTAGAAAATTTAACTGGTTTTAATTCTTGGTTTGTTGCTGCTTTATAAAAAAGATCAACAATATTATCATCTATTACAGATAAAATACTTTGTATTTCTGGGCAACCTGGACGTGTGTTTATTTCTAAAACAATAGGAGTTCCATTTTTATCAATAATAATTCCTAAATATAAAAAACCAATATAACTAATTCTTTTTTCTTTTAATAGTTTACGTAAACGATCTATATAAGAATGAATAATAGGATTCACATCAGTAACAGGACTATAAGATCCCATACCAGCAGTGTTATATCCTTGATCATTTTCATATCTTTTTTTATAATCTCTAGCACATCCTAAATATGTCCAACTAGTATCGTTCATTAATGCATGATATGAAAATTCTCTAATGCCATCAATATATTCCTCGATAAGAAATTTTTGATTTTCAAAAAATTTTGTTGTTAATAAATCAGTAGTTTCTTTTTTTAATAAATCAAATTCTTCTTTATAATTTTCATTTGTAATAATTATTGTTGGAGATTTAGGATTAGAACCTTCAAGGAAATTTTTTCCTACTAATTCTTCTCGCCAATATTGATCATATTTTAAAACAAATGGTCGAGGTATATTTAAAAATTCTTTAATTAATTCTTGAAGATTATATTCTTTACTAACAGAAGTTGGTATTCCAGCTTCCTTAAGGAACTTTTTTCCTATAATTTTAGACCATTCTAACATACCTACTTGTCTGTTAGACATTAATACTGCTGCCTTACTATTTTTCATTTTATTGTAAAATTCTGTCCACAATTGATATTGATTATTCATAGGAAGAATTAAATCAACAATATTTTTGTAAGGAAATTCTAAAATAAATTCTTTATTTTTTTCAACAGTAATATCTGAATAAAACAATGATATTGGAATATATCGATCAGTTTTTAAAGAATTTATAGGAGCACCTAAATGATACATGGTTTCGACTTTGTTACATTTTAACATAGTTTGTACTATAAAATCTGTACTAGCAGAATTACCAAGAATAGCAATTTTCATAAAAATATTTATAATTAAAAATTATAGGAAGTTTTTTAATTTATTATCTTCTCACCAGTGGCCCACCAAATAGACTGGTGCCTGCTAATTCGTGTGCGCCTTTGGCAGTGCCATTGGAATTTTTTGGTGTGTATGCTGCAGGCACTCGAGGTGCTCGTTTTCCTGACTGTCCTGGTGTGCCTGTGTAACTCTTCTTAAATCTATCTGGTCCTATAGCGATATGCGGAGAAACAACCGTAGCAATACTGCCTGATGATGTGGCTCCTGCTGATGCTGTTTCTCTAATCAGTATTTCGTTGATTCTCATTCTACTTGTATTTATTGCTTAAAGGTACAACAAAATCTTTTACAAAGAAACGATTGATGTAAAAAAATCCCTTAGGAGTTATACCTTTAGGCCAATATATGTTATGTTTTTTTTCCATAGTGATATGTAACACAGCATCACCACCAAACACAGGATCTAATTTTGATCTTTGTTTTCCTGTATTATCAAACAGCGTAAAATATTGATTTAAATTTAGAGGCCATCCAACCTTTTTTTTATAAAATTGTAAAATTTTTCGAAGATTGTATGAACACCCACGACGTGAATATACTTGTAAAAAATTTTCTGTATAATTTATAGGATCTTCAAACAACGAATAAGGGATAATATAAAAGTGACTCAAGTATACTAATGTTGATTTGGACATAAATCCATTTGTATAATCACTGTCAGCATTTTTTATCTCTATACGCAATTCATATTGTGCTGTCTTTAAAACTTCGTTGTCTATAACATAAACAAGAATTTTAGGGTGTTTTATATTTGATAGAGTGTTAAATTCTGGATCAAATTCTTTACAAATTTCTACAAATGAAATTTTACTCATTCCTTTTTTATCCCACCAAAAGTTATCTAATATATGGTTTTTTTCAAATAGACTTGGATCCAATTCGTTTTGTCCTACATGTAATTGACGTGATAGAAAAGAACTATCTACATTTTCATTGCTTAAAAATGATAGCTTTTTATCTCTCACATATTCTTCTGTATAAAATTCAGAAATCTCTATCTCGTCGATCATGATGTCGCCCACATAGATCCTGGCCGTGGGTGCCTTCTTGTAAATTTGACAATAGAAACCTAAAAATATGACCTGCTTCATATCTTTAGTTATTTTCTTTTAGTTTGAGTATTATTTTTTTCGGCCTTGGCGCATGTTAATCTGCCAGTGTGCCAGTTGTTTTTTACGTGGCGAAGCAGTTTTAGAACTGCGTATCTTTTTTAATTGTGCTATGGTAGCACCTTTGGGTATGCCTGCTCGTTTAGAATCACCTGGACGACCCGGACCTTTTCCATCAGCAAAGTTTTCATCTACAGCATTTGTTAAATGTAATTTTTTTAAATTTCTTTCGGTCTCGCCAGGTTTAACATCTGCAGTAGTATTTTGTTTGGTGATTATACCTACACCAGCAGCATCTTCTCTCTGTATTACTTCTCGGATTTTCATTTGACTCTGAATGGATATCCCATAGGAAAACCTGGATGGTAACCCATTTTAGTTCGTTGTTTTACTCTCTTGATGGCACGCTTCTCATATCGGTTAATGATCTTGTTCACGTCTGGGTGTATTAATTTGGGATCTTGTGTGTAGATTATCTCTCGTATCTTCATTTTTTTAATGTGCTTTTCAACATCCAAGCATGTTTGCTGTGTGCGTCGATTCTTTCAGCAATAAAATTGCCAAATCCATGCATGTGATTTGCTTCTAAAACGTCAAAAGCAGTACCAAGACTTTTTAATACTTTTTCGTTACTGTCTATTAAATTTTGCATCATTTTTTCAGCAACAGGTATTTCATCTGATTGTTGTATAGTGGCTAATTCTTTTAATCGATCAAACACTCCTGGAGCATAGGTACCCATAGATCTTAATTCTTCTGCAAACGTATCAATTGAACCAAACACTTCTTCATATATCTTGCCCAGTAACTCATGATCCTGTGAGAAGTTTCTGCCTTCTACATTCCAATGATAATAGTGTGCTTGAAGATAGAATAGGAAAGTATCTGCGAAAGCCTGTTTTGCAATTTTACCAATTTCTGGAGTCATATAATATGCTTCTATTTATTAGATTTACGAGGCATAGGATTTTCTCCTGTAAGATACGGTCTTGCAAACCATAACTTAAACCATTCCTGTGTGCCTGGTTGTATGTTGTGTTTTCTCTGATATTCAGCTTTTTCTGTAGCAGAGTGAGATACATTTTCTCCCACACTGGGATTGTGTTCTGCTGTATTACTAATACCTGCTAATCTTCGTAGATGTTCCAGGTCCATATTGATTAAGAGGAAAATACTTCCAATGCGTGATTATAATGTTTGATACGATCTTCCAATCCAATAGTACCACCGTTGATACGTTTGGTCATGGTTAAAATATCTCCTGCATCAGCATACTGATTTAGATTGTTGGTCTTCCAAAACCAGCAAGCAGACTTTACTGCACCTTCGAAGGTTTCCAACAGTGCGGGCACTTCTTCTACTGCCATGCCAATACTTTCAGCAAATTTAGTGTAGTTGTTACGACCTGTAAGTTGTATCAACCCTCTGCCACAATAACGAAATCCATCTCCAGATGATTCGTCACCGTTGCCCATTCTGCCGCCGTAAACTCGATTAGCAATCTGCTCTTGTTTGTGTGCATATTCTTGTGCTAATTCATCTGTGGGGAAATATTTCGGGAATACCTTTCTTAAACTCTCCCATTTATAGTTTAAATTCTCTTTTAATCTCTTGAATCCACCACTCTCGTGTGTGCATTGTGCTATGAAAGCAGACACTCGCTCGGGAGTATTGATTTCATATTCAGGAAGAACATTTGATAGTGCTTCGTGCCATCCATCTAGATTAGGATTATTACCAATTATAGATTGCAATTGTTCTTTAGTAAAAGTGAATGACATAGATTATTCCTTATCTTCTTCGGCTTGTGCTTTGATTTCTGCTTCGGTGTACTGTAGTTTTCCACCATAGTTTAAACTGGATGCTCCTTTAGCAATGCCTGGTTTTAACTTTTCAACTTTGCCACCTTTAGCAAGAAACTCTTGCATCATACGATCTTTTTCGTCCTGAGCCATTTTAATCTCTTGATCTGATCTATAATCTCTTCTAATATCAATTACCATTTTTTTCTCCGTAGTTTTTTAAACTCTGTTCTATTTTATTTAATGAATCTTTGTTGGCTTGATATAAAATTCCGTATCCACCCTTGTCCTGCCATTTCTGTATGTTGATAGGACGATCATCGATGAGTATGTTAGGTGTACCATTAGTTGTAGCATATTTTTCTTTTCTTCCAGTTACTATAGTCTCATCTGGCTGTTCTATGTTTTGATTGATCCAAATCTTTTTCCATTTAGCAGAGTTGTCATGGTCTCCTCTTAATGGAGATGTTAATATAGAGAATCTGCCGCTGGTGAATTTTTTAATCATACCAATCAGCGGATCTGTTGTGGGGAATTTAGGTAGAGTTTCAAAAAAGTTTGTGCCTGTGATTCTATCGATCACATCTTGTCGTAGATCTTTAGTTTTATCTGATGCTAATTGTTTCCAATGACTTACTCCATAGAGTTTTTCCACTCCACCAAAGAAATCAGCCAGCACTCCATCCATGTCTAGGTAAACAGTTGGTTTACCATTTGCTTGTTCGGGCATTGCTTCATTATACAACTTTTCCGTGTTTGTTGCAACCTGCTCTTTAATGCCCATGGATTTTCTTAATTCTTTATATAATTCAGCACCAAATTTAGGATTTACCATACTCATAAAACTTTTTTGATCTCCTGCTGCTGCGGCTGCTCGAGCACCGCTGGCACTGATACCACTAACACCTTCCTGATCAGGATCTCTCTCGCCCGAGCTCACAACATCTATGCTGTCAAACTCAAAAGGTATATTACCTTTCTTATCAGGCTTCTTATTATACTGATTTAAGAATGTTCGAAATTCGTTTACTCGATCTGAACCTGCTACCATAGTAATATTTCTATAACCACGGTTCATTAGTTCTTGTAATAATTGCACAATAGTTTTTACAGTGTCATCACCATTAAAATTTACACCTGTGTACGTTTTTTGAAGATAACTTAATTTGTATTGGAATGACAGTGGATCTGTTTTGGGTTTTTGTGTTGAGCTGATGAATATGGTATGGTCAGCACCTTTGGACTTGGCAGTATTGATCACTGTTTGAAATACAGCCTCATGTCCTAGTGTTGGTGGATTGTATCTGCCGAATGCAAAAACGATGGAATCGTTCTTAGCTTCAAATAGTTCCTTTAGCCACATCGTACTCACCTTTTTTTATATTTTCAAATTCTCTGTCAGCAAGTACCTGTGCCACTTTAGTTCTAGTTTCTTGTGGGAACATGTCTTTGACATCTTCATTAGGTTTGCCAAATTCTTTAACATATTCTCTAGCGGCATCATCGACTAAAAGATTCCATTGTTTGGTAGCATTCTCGTGATTGTATCTATTAGAATTAACGTTTGTTTTTAAATCATGAACCAATGGCATGAATTTTTTTCTATATAAGTCTTCATTGTTATTGATATAAAGATCTAATTCGTTGACTGCGTCAATGCTGGATTCTGCGATAAATTGATGAGCTCTTACCATTTGCGACAACTCCAGTATCTTGCTTTGGTTCTTGGTCCTGGATTAGCACAGTTGTGTCTTGCTCGAAAACTCTTTCTTCTTCCTGGAATGTGTTTTTTGATTCTCATATTAGGATCACCAAAATTAACTTTTTTTACATTACCAGTCTTGGGATCTTTTACATAAACTTTAAATTTTTTAACATCACCTTTCATTGGTTTGCCCAATGATACTTTTCTACCCCGATATTCTGCTTCCCATAATTCCGTTTCTGGAAATCCTAGATATCCAAACATTTCATGAAAATCTTGATTATCTTCCACTGTGATTTCATCTGTTTCTGGCAGTGGTTCGTAAGCAGGTTCGGCTGCTATGCTGTCTAATCTAGTAAGCAGTACTTTGATATCTTGATAGTTGCTCATACCCTGTATTTAGCTAATACAGGTTCTCTAAAAGCCACATGTAAAATGGTGATGTAAATTCTAATTCCCAACGTCCATTATGACCCATAGCCGTAACATTTTTAAACGATTCTGGCAATTTATTACCTGCAGCCGCTTGTTCAGATGCCCATGGTTCTGGATATTTTGGAGTGTAAAGACCACTATAAATTAGTGAACCAATGTCTATTTCGTCTATTTCTATAGATTTAATATGTAACAACTGATCTTTAACAATCTGACCGTTTTCAACCACAGTCTGTCGAGTATCTTTGCCAGATCGATTAATTATTAATCGATATTTTTCTCCTTCTTTTAATTCGTGCTCAAACTCTATAACAGTGGGTTCTTTTTCTGTGCTTTTTATTTCTTGATTGTAATGACTGTGATTGTTAATCAATATCTCTGCTCGAGGAGCCTTATCCCAATGAGTACTGTATAACTCTAATTTAAATTTTAATTTTTCAATCGACATATTTAAACTCTAATCCTGCTTTGGTTCCTACGTATGGTTTATTTAAATCAGTACGGTGCATCTCTATGGTCATTGTGGTTCCTTCCACAGCTACTTTCATATAGCGATCCGTGCGGCTTAGCACATCAGCTCGTTTGGTTTTACCATTATCTATACAAACGATTTCTACCTGTTCCATGTTAAAATCTTCTTTCTACTTGTATACCAAAGCCTAGGTTGTTTTTACCTGTTTCTCCAGCTACATCTTTTCGATATTCCATATTGTATCTCATACTCCATTCCATATCAGATTCGCCTCTTTCAGTGTAATATAGTCCTAGGTTCTTTTCAGGAGTTCGAGTCTTTAGATTTGCTCTCACATCATTATAAAGAATATCTCCTTCTGCAGAAGTAGCATATGGCACTGATACTGTGGCAGAACCTTTAGTGATATAGTTAGGCAATCCTGCTGTTATACCCCAATTGCTGTTATCAGTTAAAGATTGTTCAAATCCAACTTTTAAGCTCTGTGATTGTAGAGTGTCGATATTCTTGATCAAAGAATTGCCGGCAGTATTAACATTAGTATAACCTCGGCCTAAGTCAATGCTCCATCGATTTTTATCTTGAATATAATCCACACCAACCTGTGCAAAATTAGTGCTGTTATTATTGCCCACAGATAGAGCACCACTACTTTCATTACCCAACCAAGTAGTCTGTTCACTCATAGTACCTAGTGTAGTTCTCACAGCAACGTTAGGAGACACTCCAAATTTCTTAGTCACATGTGAGCTCCAGTCACCTTTGAAATCAGGATTGCTGGTCATACCCACTTTTAAATCATCCATAATAGCGAACTCTCCACCTTGATAAAAGTTACCAAATGCTTGTTGGAATGGTAGATAACTTAATCCATCTTGTTGAGCTTTTACATCACTGATTTTTCTTTTATCTTTAACAGTAATACCTTGTGATAGATTCACATAGAAATCTCTAGAAAATTCATCTACAATCATCACACTGGATAAAGCGCCTGTATTTTTTAAAGAGCTAAGAGCCGAACCTGTACCACCACTAGTATTAAGTGTCGCAGTATTCACAGCACTAGTTGCTCTACCTGAAGTAGGAATACCCACTGCTCCTACAGGTTGTGTTGCTCGATCCAAATCCAACATACCAGCACCATTCACACTTGGATCATAATTTGGTATATTTTTATTTGCAGTGGTTGTTAATAACTTAACAACATTCTCGCCTTTCATGTACGGCCACATTTGGCTAACCAATGCTACACCACCAGTCACAATTGGTGCTGCCATGGATGTCCCATACATAGTGGTCACACCATTGTTTAAACTTGTACTTTGTACCACGCCTGGTGCCATTATATAGAAATCGCTAACTTTATATTTGTCAGCACATGTATTGGTAGCTGAAACATAATTTTGACAGATAGATCCTGCTTTATTACTCCAACTGTAAAGTGTGCCTTTTTCATCGGCTGCACCCACGATCAACATACGACCGCCTAATAATAGATTGCCTGATGCATCTGTAACTGTAGCAAAATATCCTGGATTAGCAGAAACTGGCAGTCCTTGGTTACCTGCCGCATTCACTACAACCATACCTCGATCTGTGACAGCTTTCCATTCTGCAGGATCTTGCAAGTTATAATATCGTCCAGTACCATAGTTGTATCTAGAATCAGTGCTTCTATAAACACCTTTGCTGACACTTACTAAATTTTTAGTAAATGTGGAGTCATAATTTGTGTTAGCACTCACGTTACCTACCACAGCACCCTGATCAGCGGCCCATGCCAAACCTTGAGAGGCAGCACTTAAATTAACCGAAGAGCCTGTGCCAATTTTAACCACAATTGCTTTAGAATCATAGGCTATACCTTGCGTACCGATATTATTTTTGAGAGCAACAATTTCTCCCAATACGAAAGTACCGTGACCGTGTGTGTCATTGATACCTGTGCCTGTGTAATCTCGAGTAGCAACAACCTGCCCTTGCAAATCTGTGCTGTTCACAGCATAACCCGAGTCAGCCACTGCCACAGTTACACCCTTACCAGTCCAACCTCGTGCATAGGCTTTGTCGGCATTCACTAATGCACCTGCTTTGCCTGCGGCAAATTCTGAAGTTTGATAGAATGTAGGATTACTGTTGTAACCTGGTGTTGGCGTACCATTTGGGTTTGTAATTAAATTTGAAGCAGGTATAATTTCAGTTGCTGTTAATACGCCTGGTGTATTATCTGTACTCGTTGTAATATTTTCTCTAGTGACTTTAATCTGTACAATAGATGTAGTTTTAATGTCTCTAACAAAAGTTTTTACTGCAGGTCCAACTTTAATTACAGGTTTGCCTACTGTGATTACTTCTTTGCCATTGACTATTTTAGAAGTTCTAGGAGTTGTAATTGTAGTAGTAATAACATTAACATAAACTTTATCCGTCACTGTCTTTGGTGCAGTTATAGTAGTAACTTTTGGTGTAACCACAGTGGTAGTAGTGATACGTCTAGTGGTTCTAGTGGTGCTGCCATCTTTATTGTTCACGTTAGATACTACATCTTTACTTGATGTGTTTGTACTGATTGCTTTCTCTGAGGTAACGGTTGTTGTTTGAGAACCCAAAGAAGAAGATACATTTTTTTCAGTGAATTCTGATCCTTTGCTGACTTTAGTCTCAACAATGGGATTCAATGTCTTAACACCATTCGTAATCGGTGTTGCTGTTTTGGTTTGTGCAAAAGATGTTTCTGTATAAAACAATATAAAAGATATTGTGATTAATAGTTTTAATAAGTTTTTCATTTTTATTTTTTATTGATTATATCTGGAGTCAGCATATCCACTGTGTTCACTATGGTCTTACCTGCATATACCACTGCTGATCCTGTGACATCCACTACTGCCACGGTGGTAGAGCAGGCATTTAAAAAAAAAGAAATAATAACGATTGATAATAATTTATTCAATGTTTTCCTCTTTTTTAGAATTCTGTCTTGCTTCGTATTCTTCTTGTCTTTTTTTTGCTAATGTGTCTCTGATTTTATCCTGTTCTATCTGTTTCTTTTTTATGTCCAAAGGATCGTCTATTTCTTTGATAGAAACCAATCGAGCACCTAGGTATTCTTTTATTCTATTCGAAGCATCCTGCTCAGTGTCGGCATAGAACCAAGATTTTAATTTAATTCCATTCTCTAGCACACAATCAAATTGCCAAGCATGATTGACACTGCTGTTGTTCATCTTCATCGAACCAACCCCATGAGATACATACCTGCCAAGAAACACATCAAGCAAGTGGTGAATACATAGGCTCTCTTTTGAATAGCATAACCATTTTCTTTCAAGATATGCACATGAACTTCCATGGTTTCAGGAGTCACTTTCACATCCACATATTCTAATTGATCTATATTTTTATTATCCATACTACAAGTATACAGTAGATATGGTAGAAGTCAACGAGTTGATCTTAGATAAAAGTGTTCAAATTCAACGACTTAAATTGTGATCTCTAGTGATTATAAAGGATTTTTGTAACTGATGAACTAGCAGTGGTCCAATCATAGCATTTAGCTCGAACCCAAACAAAATTGCCAGTAAAATTATATGCGGCTACAGAAGTACTGGTATCTGCTGTGAAAGTGGTTCCTGAAATATCAAACCAATCATCTTCTGTGGGAGTGGTTGCTAGACTGCCCTGCATCTTGATAGATCCATTAAAGTTATTGGCTGCTGTGTTAGATCCTGCTGACACATGATAGGCCACTGTGTGTATGCCATCCACATGTGAATAGTATCCATCGCCCTGATATTTCGCTGTTACGAATCCCGTATGTGCTAAAGACATAGAAGCACCTGCAGATTCTGTGGTAACTGCCTCTTCTACAATAATATATGCTCCGTTGGTAGCCACACTTTTAACTGTGAATGTATTGTTGTTATTGGTTGAGCCAGATACAGTGATACGATCATACTGTGCCCAACCCGCCAAACTTAAAGTAGTGGTGTTGCTGGAATTTATTTTGTATTCAGTGCCTGTTTGTGAGAAACTGATCACGGTGCCACTCAATGTGGCTTTGTGTGATGCCGCGCTTCGTATTGTTGTGCTTGACTGTGCCATGGCAGTTATTTATGGCGTTTTTCTTTTCGGAATCTGGATGTTTTTGGTCCTAGGTTGTACACAGCGGCTAGATCCTGTGGTCTCATACCATCGATGGTTATAATGTCATAATACATGATTTTTCTGTAGGGTACTTCTGCAGAATAATCAAATTCTTCATCTGCAATACAGTGATCATTGTGTAGCTCTTTGATACGCATGGCGGCACGCACTTGTATAGGTGTGCCCATATGATGTTTATCTATTATGGTTTCAATCATGGTGCCCACTTTAAATATATTCTTTTCTTTTAATTTTAATATAACGTCTATCATTTGGATACCTTTACAAATTTTATAACTTTTTCTATAGCTTCTTGTGCTATCATGTATATAGGAGTCAACATCTTTTCATCTCGCACATAAAAATAACCTTGCCATCCGTATTGGCTGGCTCCTTCTAAATATTCTTTTACATACTTGCCTGTTATTAGACAATTTTCTGGATTTTGATTTAGATATCTATATAGATCTTCTCGTTGATGCTGTTTTAATATTCTGTGTACATTCTTTTTTAAATGTACCTGATACTGGTATTTGCCCAATGGTAATCTTTTACACAGCACAGAATTTTTATCTAGTAGATAAGATTTATCTTCTGGAATAGCATCAGCATTAGACCATTCATCCCAAAAAACAGAGACTAGATCTTTAGCCATATTCTCATCACAATAAAAAACACTGTCTATATTCTGTATTCGAAACTTCATATTTTTTCTATTATGTAATATAAATGATGCTAATTTTTTTAATTTTTTACTGTGTTTAAAAAAGAACACCCATCGATTTTCTCTCATCGCTCGTTCTGCTTTAAAATCCTTCTCTTGATGATCCAGCACTGACTTTAAATGCTGATCTGTTGTAGGATATAGATAACAAGCCCATGGCATACGAAATACTACTTTATTAGTATACCTACCAAAATATAATCTATTATGATGTTTTCGCATCAGCTGATTCTGTTTGAGTGTTTGTTTCTGCCTGCGATTTTTTATATTCTAATGCTATCTTTTCATCTTTAATTGTAACTTCAACCCTACCACCATCTAATAACTCTCCAAATAAAATCATTTTAGATAAAGGTTTTTTAATCTCATCATCTATAATTCTTGCTAATGGACGAGCTCCTAGTTTATCATCAAATCCTTTTTTAACTAGATATTCTATAGCTTCTTCAGAAGCATTCACTTCCACACGTTTTTCCAGTGTCATTGTGTTTAACTCTAATAAGAATTTCTTCACAATTCTCTTCATGGTCTCTTTTTCTAGTTTTCTAAATTTAATTACAGCATCTAACCTATTACGGAACTCTGGAGCAAAGAATCTTTTAACTGCATCATCATCGTCGCTTCTCTGTTGATCTCCAAATCCTAGATTAGCTCGTTCCATTTCTTCTGCACCTAAATTAGATGTAAGAATTAAAATAATATTTCTACAATCAGCTTTCTTACCATTACTACCTGTCACAGTTCCATAATCCATTACTTGTAACAACATATTAGTAACATCTTGATGTGCTTTTTCCACTTCGTCAAACAGTACCACTGCATGAGGATGTTTTTCAATCTCATTAATAAACAAACCACCGCCCATGTGTGAGTCTTCGTAGCCCACATAGCCTGGAGGCGATCCTATTAATTTGGCAATAGAATGTTTCTCTTGATACTCAGACATATCAAATCTTATCAATTGTGTGCCCAATGTAGTGGCCAATGTTCTTGCTGTTTCAGTCTTACCACAACCAGTTGGTCCTATGAATAGGAATGATCCCACAGGTTTGTTCAGACTTTTTAAACCTGCTCGGCTGATCAATATCTTATCGATAACTTTATTTAAAGCATCATCCTGTCCAAACACCTGCAGTTTCATTTTGGTTTCCAATGTTTCTAAATTGGCTGCTTGTTTCTGACTCAATTGCTCTATGCTGATACCTGTTAATTTGCTAATCTCGTGTATGATTTCTTCGTGATCAATTTTGCCATCTTTGATGCCTTTTAATCTTAATCTAGCACAAGCACTATCAATAACGTCTATGGCTTTGTCTGGCAATTTTTTATCTGCTATAAATTTAGATGAGTATTCCACTGCATCTTCGCAGGCTTCATCAGTGATTGTACAACCATGAAACTTTTCATAGTATTGTTTAATACCTTTTAATATCTTAACGCAAACTTCTTGTGTGGGTTCTCCAATTTGTAATCTTTGGAATCGGCGCATTAGAGCTCGATCTTTTTCAAAGAATTTTCTATATTCTTCCCAAGTGGTTGAAGCAATTACTTTAATATTGCCTTTGGTCAACACTGGTTTCATCATATTGGCTAAATCCATACCACCTTGTCCTGTAGATCCAGCACCTACCATCATATGTGCTTCATCTATGAACAATATAGCATTGCCTTTTTGATCCAATGCATTCAGCACTAGTTTTAATCGCTCTTCAAAGTCTCCTCGGAATTTAGATCCTGCAATCATACTGGCAACATCTAAACTATAAACCACATTGCCTTTTAAATATTCTGGTACATCATCTTTGTTTTTAGCAATCCTTCTTGCTAGTCCCTCTACTATGGCAGTTTTACCCACTCCTGGATCACCCACTATTAATACATTGTTTTTATTTCTACGAGCTAGAATCTGCTTTAATACTTCTAGATCGTCATCTCTGCCTATTACAGGATCTATTTTTTTATCAAAATATTTTTGATTTAAATTCTCACAATAATTCTTTAATACTTTATCTGCTTGATTGGGTCTTAATTTTTGTTCAGGATTGACACTAGTACTACCACCCATGGCAGCTTCTTCTAAAATACTCTCTGCGGAGATCATGTCATTTAGGTCATCTTTATTAACTTTATGTGTCTTTAAAAAGAAAGCACCATAACTTTTCTTCTCAGCAAATATACTTAATAATACATCTATAGACGTAACACTCTGTCTGCCTTGGAATAGAGCTTGTGTAAATGCTCGGTTCATTAGTCGTTCCAGTGATGCTGTTTTTCTTGGTGCTACAGGATTTGTACTTTTGCTTACGATATCAGCACATTTAGTATCTAAATAATTCTCTATGTCCAATATCATGGCACCCACATTTGTTTTTAATTCTTGCAACACTGTGCCCACTTCTTGGTCTTTGATCAGAGCTAATAATAAATGCTCTATGGTTACGTATTCATGTTTACGTTTTTCAGCTTCTTTGACTGCGTTCTCAAAAATATTTTCTAGTGATTCGTTTGCTTCTAACATTATCTATTCGCTTTCTTATTAAACGTAATACCGTTTAGATGATCCAGTTCGTGTTGAAAACATCTTGCTTCTAAACCTTCTAATCGTGACAACAAAAATTCTCCTTTATTATTTTGATATCTGACCATTATTATTTTGGGCCTGCTTACTTGTAACAGCAATCCCGGAAAGCTCAGACATCCTTCCTGTGCTAATTCTTGCTCTTCATCTGCATTAACTAGTACTGGATTATAAATTATAGCAGGTTTTTTAAATACGTCAAATGACTCATGGCCTATTGCAAAGAATCTTTTGGTAATGCCTATTTGGTTAGCAGCAAGACCTATGCCATTGCTGTGTATCATAAGATGTATCATGTCATGCTCAAACATTTCTAAATCACGATATCTCATGGGTATTTCGTCAAATTTAAACTCTGTACAGACAGTATATAATGTATGGTATGGATGAACCATTATGCTCATATTCATATTATAAGTCCTTGATCTTCTCTAAATCTTTTGCACTCAATTGGGGTATTAATATATTAATTTTAATATATATGTTACCTTTAATATTTAATGTATCATGCACTGGCATGCCTTGACCTTTTAAGACTATTGTATTGCCTGGCTGTGTGCCTGCAGGCACTTTAACGTTTAATATTCTGTCATCCAGTGTGCGTATTTTAAATTCTGTGCCTCGAATAGCATCAAAACAACTTATAGTTTTATCACTAAAAAGATCGTTACCTTTGCGAGTATAGCCATCTGAATCCAATACAGTTACAGTGCATAATAAATCTCCTCTTTCTAAATTATTATCAGTATCATCACCTAGTCCTTTGTATTTGAACACAGCACCATTCTGTACACCAGCAGGTATTTTTAAATTTACAATTTCATCTCTGCCTGAAGGTAGTCTTACACTGATAGTTTTTTCTGTGGCTTGATATACTTCTTTTATAGATAGAGTTATTCTAATGTTTACTGATTGATTAGTTCGCGGTCGTGTTCTATATACTCTTGTTTGTCCTCTACCAGGCCCAAATCCAAAACCTGAGAAAAAATCTTGGAATATATCTTCGCTGAAGAAATCATTGCCCTGCTGATTGAAACCCGAACCTCGTGTTCCATAACGCCTCATGGCGTCGTACTCTTGTCTCTTTTCTGGATTTTTTAGAGTATCATAGGCTTCATTGATCTCTTTAAATTTATTTTCATCTCCGCCTTGATCAGGATGATACTTTTTAGCCAATACTTTAAATGCGTTCTTTATCTCTTTCTCAGAAGCAGTTTCGGCCACACCTAGAGTGTCGTAAAAATTCTTCATTTGTATAAGTTTACTATAGATCTAGTATCTGTCAATGCTTTGGTAATTAAAGAGCTGGGTCTTCGGTTTTGGACGGTTTGCTGATACCATTAGTAGTAGTGGTAGAAGCAATCTTCTCTTGTGATCTACCATATGCTGACAATCCTAACACTGCTCCCATTGCAATATGGAAGAAACCAGCACCCTGTAGAGTTAATGGTTGCCATTGTGTGAATAAAATGTTTTTTAGATAAGTGGCTTGAGCAACATTCCACAGTATAGGAAATATTACAAAATCAAAAGCACAGATTCCCATGTACAACCAACCCATTGCTGGTCTCCATCGTTTCTGCATCCAATCTTCTTTTTTAGTTTCACTCATTGTTACTTCTCCAATTTTTTAATTCTTGTTTCTAATTCGTCTATTTTTTTTGCTATATTAGGATTTATTTTTTTCCAAGCATCTGGATCTTGATTTAACCAAGTCCATCCATATCGATCACGTAAAAAATCAATGGCTCTATCCCATTTGTTGTACACCCATAAACCAATTCTAGTGTCTTTCATGTAGGCAAGGAACAGGGCACCAAATATAGATCCCATAATACCTGTGTAGATCCACAGACGATCTCCAGCCATTCTTTCAATCATTTCCCACATAATGTACTGTTATTTATTTCTCTTTAAGGATATATTTGATGGGGTATTCAGCTTTTACTTTGACTCTCTTGCCAGATTCACTGTCTCTGTACTGTATTAAATTGGGTGCAAGTTCTACAAAATCATCTACATGCACAGTGGTTAATACACCATCGTGCCAATAGGTCAATTCTGAAGGAATCTTTTTGAACATGTCTGCCACATGATGATAAACCCATGCTAGTGCGGACCAAATGCTTTTAGAACCAATTTTTAGATAACGATACAGTATGCAGGCAACAATTTTAGAATATCCGTAACCTTTTACAGAATAAAGTTTGAAACAAGACCATATGTTCTTTAATATTGAAACAATGGCGTTAATTATTTGTTTTAGTCGTTCCTTCATAGTATTCTTTGTAGCGATCCAATATGTCTTGAGTCTGTTTTAGTGTGCTGCGAATCTGTGCAAAATTTTTAGCCAACAACTCATAATCTTCATCACTCAACCCAAACAGCACAGGATCCAATCCTTCTGCTTTCATTTTGGCAAATACTTCATTGGCATTGTTGCTGGTGATCACAATCCATCTCAATTTCTCCATCTCTTCCAGAGTGGGAGTCTTAAGATTCAATTTTTCTCGGCTTTGTTCTTGTGTGAGCACTTTAATCACTTTTTCTCCCACTAAGCTGCAATTGGTTAAAAACAAACTCAAAGCTATCACGGAAATTATTTTAATCATATTATTCGTTGTATGGCTTATACGCTGGGTTGGCTATGGCTGGACACTCGGAATTAATCTCTGATTTTTTAGTGGCTGTTTTTTCAGCTTCTGTTAGTTTGGCTCCACCTGCGATCTCTACGCATCTCAGAGCTTTGTCTGATGCTTTGTTAACAATTCTTTCCATGGCTTCGGGTCTTTCCATTGCTGTCTTGCCCAAGTCTCTGGTGCCTTTGTTGAATCTCTTGTCTAGGTCATCGATATCTTTTTTAAGATTGCCTACCAGTTTGTTCACTTCTTGGTTAGCTTTCATTATGGCTTCAAAATCTTTTTTCTGTTGTTCGATGTATTTGGTCTGTTGCTCTAAGGCCTGTTCCATCTTTACTTGATTGCCTTTAAGAATAGCATTATCTCCTCTCAGTTTCAGCACGTAAGCACCTGCTCCTGAAACTGCTAGAACCATGATGATCGTAAAGACCATTTTTACTGAACCAAATAATCCAAACATAATATTATATTACCACTTATATTTACTTACCAGAGCTGACTGATTGCCTTTAGAGAATATGAATCGATTTTCATAGGTCTTTGTGATATTGTACGGGCCGAAGTATTTTGTTAAAAATAGACATTCTGCCATACTTTCAGCATCTATTTTAAATGCTCGAGTTTCTTTTAATATTTGTTGAGTAGAACCATATTCGTGTAACTCAAATCGTAATTCATCAAGACTACCTTTTTTAGTTACAGAAATAATATTATTATCTAATTTAAATTCTAACAATTGAAATTTATCGAAGAAACTGTGTATCTCTCCTAATTTTAGGCTTGTTATTTTTTGGCCATATGCCTCAGCAGTGCTAGGTATTATATTCTTTAAATTTTCTCGACTGGCTTCAAATGGTACTTCGTTTTTATGATAGGTAAATTCAAAATTTTTAATATTGGTTAATTTTTTAAGATCATCTAAAAACTCTCCAATGTATCTATCTAGACCTTGTTCTCTAGGAAATTCTATGAATACTCTATATTTTCCATCAGTCATAGTGCCTGGAGTGGCATCAGCATCTAAAACTTTTTTATAACCTTTTTCAGCAAAATTTTCTAAATCTTTGGCACCAGCTGCTCCTGAACATACGAAAGCAAGAACACAGATGTCTTTGTCTTCGCCCATCTTGCTCTTGTATTGATCCACCGAGAAACGTTTCTCTACTATGCCTTCAAGATCGCCTGCTTTTAATCCTTCATTAACTTGCATTGGCTGCGTCCTGTGCTGCTTGATAATCTATTGTGGTTTCTAAATCTTGGCCGTGTTTGAAATTGCCGATTAACTCTTTTGGCATGCGAATGTTAACCACCCATATTGAATGTCCATCAATCCGACCTTTGGTTGTGCCTGGTCTATAATCTTCTGGTCCTTTGATAGGTCTTGGTTTGAATAGAGTATCTTTTTGATAGGTCACTTTGCAACCTCTGTCTGTTAATCTTTTGCCTCCTTGCGGATCTGGCATTTTGTCCAGAGGCCACATGAATGAACACTCTACAAAATGTCTTTGATCTTTGGGTCCTGATAATAATTCGCCTTCATCCCAATTTTTAAACACATATACATCTAATTCGTCGATAACTCGTTCAAAGTCCTTTAATATACCCAGAGATGGGCTTAATGAATAAAGGTCTTGTACGTTGCGGATTACATCTAATACGTCATGCATGGTTGTGTATTTATGCTGCTTTTCTTGTTTGTAATTTATGCTCATATATCTCTTGTGGTAAAGTGGTAAGTAATTTTATACAATGTCTCGTAAACACAGACGTCAAAAACAACAATCCAACATCGTTAACTTTATGAATTATCTTGCCGAAAAAAAACAAGCGGCTAGACCTACCGCTAGAACACCGGGTCAGCAGGAGTATTTGAACATATTAAACAACTACCAATACAAGATTGTAGTGGCATTAGGACCAGCAGGAACAGGCAAAACCATGCTGGCTACAGAGCGTGCTATTGAGCGATTACAAAAAGGTGAAATCGATAAAGTGGTTGTGACTCGTCCTGCTAGCTCAGTGGACGAAGAAATAGGATTTTTACCCGGTGATATTAATCGTAAAATGGAACCGTGGATGAAACCTATACTGGATGTTTTTGAGAGTCATTATATGCCACCCACAGTGGATGAGATGATGAAACGTGGCACTATAGAAATTGCACCACTGGCATTCATGCGAGGAAGAACATTTAAAGATGCATTTATTATTGGAGATGAAATGCAAAATTCTACTCCTTCACAGATGAAGATGTTAATGACTCGTTTGGGCAGAGGATCACAGATGGTTATCACAGGAGATACTCGTCAATCAGACAGAATGGTGGGCAATGGATTGGTAGATTTTAAAAGGCAATATGAGAATTATTTTAATGCTGAATACGTTAAATTTATAGAATTAGGCAAAGCGGATATACAGAGACATCCTGCTGTGTCAGAAGTGTTAGGAATTTACGGAGAATAATTACTTTAAGAATTCGTCAATGGCATCTGCATACCATTGTCTATAATGTTTGTATAGAGCGTCAAACGGAAAATCTTTCGGAACATTAGGTAGATCCACTTTAATAACTGTTTGTTCAACTAAATCCAATACTACTTTTGCTTCGGCAATCTTGCCTGCTCCTAATTTTTTCTTACTAAGTTCAACAAACTCATCAAATTTGCCATCAGGTTTTATATTATATTTTACTACAAAATATCTTTTCTTTTCATGTTTACTTCCCATTTAATCTTCCCCATTTAATTTTTAACCATATTCTTTCATGAATATAATAATCAATACTAAGAAGAATATGTAATACTGTAGCAAATCCGGTTGCAGAACTGATACTTCCAGTAAACAACCAAGTATAAAAAATTGTAAATAACCAAGCAGAAAGTCTATAAGTAATCATTCTTACTACGGTTCTTTTTTTACTTTCCATCGTGTATTCTCGCTAGTTTAATCATTACAGCCGCAAGGTTGATCTCTGGATCTGCTACGAATGAGTGATCCACTAATCCTTGTTTGATTGTTAATATCGCTTTGTCTTGTTGCTCATCGTCTTTGCTGATAAGTTCTAAATTGTCATACAACCAACGAAATATATCTTCCACTTCTTCGGGTCTAGCTTGTGAACACACTAATTTTCGTGCATCTAATATCTTGCCTTTTTTAAACAGATCCACCATCTCTAATCTGTAATCTTGCTGACCTTTATCTGATTTGTCTGGAGCATATAATTTGCCATCTTTGCAATTCTGTTGCACCATATTGATACATTTTCTTAGGTCTGGATATGTGGCTTTAACATACGTGTCCAGTATATCCAATTCTGGTTCCACTTTCTCATCAATTAGTATCTGTGCTATTCGTGCTGTGAATTCGTTCTTATCTATGGTCTCGATATGAAATCCTTGACATCTGCTGTGCAGTGCTGGAATAACTCTGTTGGGATAGTTGCAGGTTAATATAAATCTTGCTGATGTATGGTATGTTTCCATCACACCACGCAGTGCTGCCTGGCCATTAGGAGTGATATAATCTGCTTCATCCAATAGCACATATTTAAAAGCACCAAACGGCATTATCTGCACAAAGTTTATAATCTTGTCTCTCACTGTGTCCACAGAGTTCTCTCTAGATGCGTTAATTTCTAGCACATCATATGGGTCTACTTTTAATTCATGGAATAATATTTTAGCCAGTGTAGTTTTGCCCACACCTGGTGCACCTGAAAATAATAAATGAGGGATGGCTCCGCTTTTGATCCAGCTCTCTATTTGTTCTCGCTGACGCTGATCGCGAACCACATAATCTTTTAAAGTATTGGGTCTATACTTCTCTGTCCACAACTCTTTCATACAACCTCTTCAACGATACCTAGTATTTCTGCAATGATAAAAGCCAATCCTGCAATATTCAATAGTGTACTGCCTGATAAACATAAACACAATCCTGCAATCAATCTCACACCGCTCTTGATCAGTGATACTCGAAAATGTCCTAGCCTATTGTCTTTGTTTTGAATTTTCATTCTTTTACTTCGGCTAATGGAGTCACAGAGAAATTATCAGTGTAATCATTCTCAGAGTAATTCCTTTGAACAGTTTCTTTAACTAATACTCCGTCTCGGATTCTATAAGTTACTAATTCTTGTTTGATAACTCCTGTGGTATTTCCCTGGAATGCTGCGTAGAAAGGTCCTTGTTTATTTTCTTGTGTCATATGAGTATATTAACACAGATACATAAAAAAATCAACTGATTATTTCCAATTAACTATTTCTTCGTAATTGGGTTTGATCTTGTTTTTAAAATAAGGTAATTCTTTATCACGATAACCGATGCCTAGAAGAAATGCTACGTTAGAAAAGCCATGTTTTAATGGTGCTAATATATTATTAAAATTTTTATAACTGTGATAATAACATTTACAGAATGAAGCATATAGTCCTTGTTCGGCACTTAAAAGAGTTGTACCATAGGCATGCATTGAGGCTGATATCATCCACTGATGTTCTGTTCTATCAGCATATCCAATTATTTTTTCATTGTATTTTTGCTTTTTTTGTTTTTCTGTGGGTATACCTGGTCTTTGATAATACACTAAAAGATAAGGTGCTCGTACTTGATCATTAAATCCAAAACCTTGATATGTACTCTCAATTTTTATACCATTCCTCATGATTTCTCTTTTATTCTTCCATCCTTCGTATATCTCTTCTAATAGTTTTATATTGTCTTCTTCTTTGCCTCCAGCGGCAAAAATTCTTTTGTCTGGTCCTGTGACAGTTTGTAGAGCTACTAATCTTTTTTCTTCTGCATGTTCTGGTCCCCACACATCTATTTGGTAGTTCCACATATTATTTTTAACAGGGATTAACTCGTGTGCATCTTTGAGTATTTGATCTATTATTGTTTTTTCGGGGGCTTGATCAGAGAAGTGTGTGATGTTCTCACGCAACTTCATTAATCTTTTTAATTCACTCATTTATTGCTAGGCGCTATACCCAGCCTGTTTGGCAACTTCGTCTTGAGGTTCTTCGTCTGAAACTAATAAGATATCTTTCTCATCTACCATTCTCACTTCTTCTTTAACACCATCTTTCTCCACAATCATACCACGAGTCCAACGACCATGTGCAACCAATATCCATTGTCCCACACTGACATCTTCTTGTTTTGCTCCCACAGCATATACTCGACCCCATCGCGGATGTATGCCCTGTTCTTTGCCATCATCATCCAGTAGTATTAATCCACCTTTAGTCTTAATATCACCAAATCTCATCTTATAAACTAGAACTCTTTTTCCGATGGGTTGTATGTCTGAATCGCTGACTGTGTGCTGTAGTCCTCCGTGAGAACCGAATCCTTTTTTCTGTAAGTCTGATATTATATCCACCATAGTGGTTATATTATATAATGTTTATTCTATGCCGTCAAGAGCAGCATCAATACCTTTTTTAGGTTTAAAAGTGTTAATGGTTTTGCCCTGTGCTGGTTTATTTGCTTGTGGATTCACTACTTGTGTTTGTACCACTTGTGTTTGAGGTATCGGTTGAGGTCTAGATTCTCTAACAGTTCTGGTTCTAACATCACTGACTTGACCTTTTGGAGCGTCATAATATTCTTTCATCTGCTCTTCTTTACTCTTGATAACCTGTCCACCTGCTCCTAACACATCGCCTCGAGCGTTGACACTCATATTGCCCACAGCTTTAACGTTTTCATTAGATGCTCTTAGTTTTTCAATATCCACCATACGACCTTGCATGGTTCTGTAAAGTTTTCTATTTGACTGTCTTGCTACCATATTATATTACTCCTTGTGTGCTTTTACTTATCATCGCAAAAATTCACGGTGGTCCAAAGCATACAGCAGTGGATTTATCTTGTGTATACCTATTAAAAATAAGCAAAAACTAGCCACTGAGCTGCCTCGTCCTACACCCCATACTATGTTATTAGCTCTCAGTGTGTCTACAAAATATATTAAAAATTGTAGAACCTTGGTAAAATTCTTCTTCTCAAACAAAGCATATTCTGTCTGTACTCGCTCTCTTTCTTGATCTGTTTGACATCTATCCAAAAGATATTTTAACACATCTAAATCACTGTAATTTGTAGGCATGTGCCACTGAGATTGTAATCTCGAATCAAATTCTTCCGGAGTTTCATTGTGTTGAGGTTCTCCTTTTATTACGGGTAAATCTATGCCTAACTCCGCTAGAGCTGTGAGATATGGTTCTGTATTTTCTATATAGAGTTGACTGATATCTGCTGAGGGATTTTGATAGAGATGTTCAATGATGCTCTGCTCGTCATAAACGCAATCACCCCAATTATTTCTTCTTGCCTTTGCCACCATCTAAAACCTTTGGATTAAATTCAAATATTTTAGCATTTTCTCGGTGTTCGTCAACCTCAGCGATCTCTTTGTTCCAGCTGAAATGTCCTGTGTATATGCCTTTTTCCAATTCTTCATCATAAGTCGCCGTGTCGGGTCTTAACCACCATGGATCCATCTTATTGTACTTGGCAGAGAACCAATTGTCAACGTCTAATAGCTCTAATTCTGGGCCATCTTTCTCTATAGTGTACACTATACCATCGCCTTGATAACTGCCCAATTGCAGTCGATCCACTGTGATTTTACCTTCTAATATGGCATTGCTTTTGGCAAAACAAGCTGCTGCCATCACTTGATCATAGGGAGGTCGTGGTAGCTCTATGAATCGATTATCGCTGTTTAATTTTAATAATTGGTAAAGATCCTCATCTCTCCAGGTAATAATGGTATTAGCAAATACTAATTGATAGAGGCTTTTTAATCGCTCAAAATATTCACTCTGCTCTGCAAGATCGGCGGTGATGGGAGAGATATGACAGGTCACATCATACTGATTATGAAACAACTCATCACCTACGATTATGACTGTGCGAAATTCTGTTTTCCAAGAGAAAGATTTGCTCTTCATCCTGTAGTTATTATTCGATATTGATCAGCTCGCCCATATCTGGTTCTCCTCGAGCTTTTTTATATTCGTCTTGCCAGGTCTTTAATCGTCTGCGTCTCTGCTCGTCTTGGTAAGATACCAAAGCATTCTGCAGTTGTGCCAGTAGTTCTGGATTCCTCATCCATCTTTTGGCCTGTGCTATTTTTTTGGTAAGTTCTCTAATACGTTTTCCAAGTTCCGCTTCGGGCATATTACCGAGTTCTTCTTGTAATGGATGAAAATACATTGTTATATGTTAGACGTACAGTTTGCCTATTTGATGCATCAGCACAGTGGTACCACCGTTTGCTGTGACAAACTCATAGAGATATCTGCCTGTGCCAGCCACAGTGATGATATCTGTGCCACTGTCAAATCCTGTTACATTGTCTGCAACCAGTGTAGCCGATGTTACAGTTAAAGTATGTGCTGTGTTTGCAAATGTGATATCTAATATTATTCTACCCAGTTTAGCTGAAGCAGGCCAGTTATTAAAAGCCAGAGTGATTGAACCACTGGTAGTGATAGTTTGATAATGACCACTCTCGTGATTTAAAATCACAGATCCTGACACAGAGCCATGTGCATAAACAGTTTCAGCACAATCTTTAAGAGTGGCTCTAGTAACTACGTAATCATTGAAACTAGTATTAGTGTCAGTGCTCGCTTTGTTGTCCTGTAGATCTACAATTTCGTCCCTGGCTTCTGTGAAATTATTTTTAATTGCTGTAAAATTATCTCGAAATCCCTGTGAACTATTGTCTTGTCCTGCTACAGGAAAAGAGCTATCTATATTGCCTGGTACTATATTGCTTGACATATTATTCTTTTAGTTTCCTTCTAAATGCTAGATATTTATCTCCCTGTCTCTCCACTGTAATTTTAACACTAGCAGCCGGAGCGTTGGTAAAATTAATGGTGGTTTTTTTGGTAACAGTATCGTGTGTTAGATAGAACTCTGGCTCGTAATCTGCAGATCGTATCAGAGTATCTGCACTGAGATATGTAGGATCTTCATCATTGTCTGCTGTGACTTGATCCCCATATCTTAACACATGAGAGTTTGTTCTAATTTTAATCTCTTCTTCATGCACAATTTCATTTAATGTAAATGTTCGAGTACTGCCATCTGGAATTATTGTGCCTGTGTCCACTCGACCAGCATTAACCACATAACGATCTATACGGAAAAAGATTTTTTTAAAATCAATATTTTTGTCTAATATTCTTCTTCTTACGAGTGCAGATTTGCCTGGTTTACAATATGCTAAAACTACAGCTGGTTTATAACCCAATGGTACTCCTGATCCATCTTGCGAAGTTCTCATCCATAGAGGTAAATGTATGAATTCTTTTTGTCCTAAATTTTTCATAACAGATCTCATGTTCGCTATAGCATTAGGAAATAATTTTTCAAATGTGCCAAGATCTGAACTTAACGGATGAGCATATCTAATTTTACTACCTGATATACTGAAACTTAAACCACCATCTGTGGTAACAGTATAATCATCATAGTTGTCTGTGGTGATTCTAGTTACATCTGCTACAGGACCTAACATCGGTCTGTGAATATCTGTGCGTAATGTGATGCTTTTAGGTACGGATATTCCATCATTATTCACAAGATTATCCACCATCTCTATGTATACCACTTCATATTTTACAACACCATTCTGTCGAGCCACTGCTGTTTTTATGTTTCCAAAATACAGTGTCTTGGGTTCATGATTTTGTTCCATGACCTGTTGTAATGTTGTGAGAGTTTGATGTTCTAATCCTGCTATCAGTAACATGTCTGGACTCTGTCTCACACCGAATGCTGGATCTTCTGATCGAAATATTACGTCATCATTGTTGATGTTGGGATCCTGTGCTATAGAATAGAATAAATCACGATCAGAAACAGAATTAACTCTATTGGATAGTAATCCTTGAGCTGACATATTGCCATATTCTACACTGTAAGGAAGATACACAGTGATAGTGAATTGTTTATTAGCAGCGGCTGATTGATATTGATCACTCACATTCACAGTGAATATGTAATCAAATGATGTAGCGGAATCATCTAATATTCTAAATTCTGTGAGATCCACCTTACCTATAATATTGCCCTGTGAGGATAGAGACAATCCTGGCGGTAGCGATCCTGCTGTGACAGAATAAGTCAATACTCGGTTAGTTTCTGCTGCTTCAGCTTCTATAGAAAACAAAGAAGGTATACCTGGTGTAATTGTGCCTATATCAGTACCAGTTAAGAAAGCAATACCCACATCAATGTTGCCAATCACCGTCATTGTGAATGTTTTATCAGTGAACACTGTTACACCAGCCAGCGGAGTTCGATTGGCTCTCACTGTGAAACTGTATTCTGATTCTATGGCTGCCTGTGTGGGTAGAGCTCCATATATTTCACCGGTGGTTATATCTATGCTCAATCCTGTGGGCAGAGCTCCTCCCACAATGCTGTACTCGAGAGAGGCCTGTAATGGATCAAAGTCTACCACATCAATTTTGATTACACATTGATTGTCATGTCGGAATGTGCCTAAATTGCTTGGAGTTAAGAACACTGGTCTTCGATTAGCACTTAAACTCATCACCAGTGGAAAACCATCATAGACATTCTGATCCACTGAAATTCTGTTATTGTCTACTCGCCAAAAATCTGCTGTGAAAACAAATATGCTGTTGATCTGTTCCACTGAAGTGGTTCCATCTGTGACTCTTATTGTGAATTCATAGTTCACTGATCTTGAAGTAGAATACACTGTGGGATCGAATGGAGAGTCATCGAAAGCATAACCAACTGTGCTGTCATCATATCCTCCTATGGCTCCATACCTTTCATCATCAGCTAATAACACAGTGCCTGATATCAATCCTGATGTGCTTATGGTAACACCTGGTGGTAGAGATCCTCCTGCTATGTCATACACTAGAGTTTGTCCAGCGGCTGTGTCAGTATCAGAAGCTTCTATTTGATATTCTATATAACTGCCATCCAATACCCATTTGTATGTGGGTTTAGAAGAATCAGTCAGATCTAATTCGCCTGCAGGTGTTTCTATCACAGGAGCATCTGCACCTTTGACCTGTAAACTGAATGTGCGATCTGCTATATTGGTACCGTCTGAAACTCGCACTACGAAGTTGTAAAGGGATCTTGTGGCAACTTCAGACGGTACGCCTTGCAGTACTCCATCAGTAGTAAGTTCAATACCTGGTGGTAGAGTGCCTGCAACCTTGGAGTAGGTCAAAGTGGTACTGTCAGCATCTTCAGCTTCCAGTTGATAGGAATAGAACGATTGCTCGTTTATAATCGCTATTTTGCCCGCTGTGGTTTTCCAGATCGGTGCTGCCATTTGAACTTACTCCTTTACAGGTGTATTTATGGTAAACTAAGGATTAACTTTTAGCGTAATAAGGTATCACGTAAGGAGTGCCATTGATTTTAAACTCAATATATCCTGATGGATTAGCTGGCAATGCACTTGCAGCACCCGCTGAACCCACTGTGCTCTGTGTGGGCAATTTAAAGTCCACTGTGCCTGTGCCTTGCGACGCTATCACTATGTCTTGGTTAGAATCAAAACTTCTAATACTGTTTGTGTCCAATGTGCCAGAAAGAGCCACTGTGGTAGCATTGATTTGACCTGCTCCAACACGAGCAGCATTTAATATAATTTGACCACCAGCATTGGCCACAATGTTTATGTCGCCATTGGTAGTTGAAGTTATTGTATTACTGTAAACCTGTATATTGCCCAATTGTGTAATAAAACCATCTGGCACAGTTACATTGCCTGATATGGTTTGAGCCACTGTGGTCATTGCGGATTGAACATCTACTATTCCTGTGCCTTGTGCTGATAGAGATAGATTGGCATTGGAAGCAGGTGATTTTATTCGATCTGAATATACAGTGCCTTGTGTTGTAATATTGCCAGACACAGAATGATTGCCTGTGATGCTCACATCTCCAGTAACAGTAATACCATTCCCAACAATAACAGTGGTTAAATTTGCAGTGCCTGTAGAGCTGATGTCGTATAGATATGTTGTGCCTAATACATCTAGACTGCCAGGTATACTCACTAGTCCTGTGCCTCCCGGAGTCAGTATTAAGTCTGCATTGGATGCTGTACCTATGATGTTGTCATCAAAAGTTAAATTATCTATAGTTGTTGCTCCAGTTATAGTAGGAGAAGTTAAAATTTTATTTGTTAAAGTCTGTCCACCTGTTAGAGTAACTACAGATGAATCTATGTCTAGAGTTAGTGCATCACCAGTCACTGCTGATGTTAATCCTGTGCCTCCAGCAATTTTAAAAATCTCTCCAGAATTAACAGCAGTACCTGTGCTGTCATCACCTACGAAAGTGATGGCCTGTGCCACATTCTGTGCATCCACATAGGCTTTTACTGCGTTCTGTGTAGGAACCACTGTGTTGCTAGTACCTAGAGCAGTATTGGTTGAAAATTCTGTAATGGTTGCTCCTGTGGCCAGTGTCAATGATGTGTTCAATGTTGCAGCACCTGTGACATCCAGAGCTCCGGTTACATTGGTATCTGCCATTAATTCTATTACCCCTGTGCCATTTGGATTCAATAGTATATTAAAATTAGTTGGTGTGCTGATTGTAGTGTCATTGAATATTAAATTGTCTATGGTAGCAGTGCCTGTGATAGTGGGAGTGGTTATCTGCGGTGAAGAGAATGTATCCGCTGAGCTGTCATCTCCGTATAATTCTGCAAAATTGTCGTTAATCTTTTGAAACGCTGTGCGTAACGGATCACCTGTGCCGTCGTTTGCTGTAGATCCTATGTTAATTGTCTGTTTTGGCATACTGATTATTTACCAAAGATTTTATAAACCTAATGTGATTATTATTATGTTATGTTACCACGTTGATGGTATTACCCATTACACTATGGTTTATGCATTGATAGTATAAAGTGCTAGGAGCGTCCATGGGCACTGTGAAAGTTATTGTGTTAGTGCCAGCACCAGACACTCCATTGGTGTATGCAGCACCTCCATCGCTCACTCTAATTTCTAAAGGATGACCAGCATGCACAGTGTTGCTGAAAATGTATGTGGTTCCTCTGTGCAAATACAGAACGGGATCGTTGGTGGCTGCGTAAAAACCTGGACCAGTTAATACATAATCAGAAGCACCACTGTTGGACAAACTCCATCTGATTATAGGACCATTCTGTTTCACCCAGTTGGTGCCATTGTAATACAGCACATCGCCCACTGTGGGTGCGGATATCACTACATCTGTGAGGTCATCCAAACTTGCACTAATTCCAGTGCTGTTGATGTACACAGTGTCTCCAGTAACTGTAACACCAGTGGTTCCTTGTCCTTCGAATTTTATAGTTTCTCCTGTTGTGAATACTGTACCATTACTGTCATCACCTACTATTGTGAATGACGATGATGCCACTACCTGATTATCCACATAGTTTTTTGTGGCTGCATCTTGATTATCCACAGGATCTTGTACATTGACTATCTTGTTGTTATTTAAATTTAAAGTGTCGTTGATTTGTATAGCAGTCGAATCATCACTCTGAATGCTGTTGACATATAAAGCACCGCTGATTTGTAAAGAATCGTTCACATTTACTCTTGTAGAATCTGGAGAAGATATAGTGTTGGTTAATATAGAAGATGCTGATACATTGCCTGCTGTGCTGATAGAATTTCCAAATTGTATCTCTGAAGAATCATTGCTGAAAATTCCATTGGTAGCAATAAAAGGTGCAGTCAGTGTGCCGGATACATTTAATTTTTCTTTTATTTCAATTGCGGAAGAATCTTCTGAACTGATCTCATTCACAATCAAATCTTTCACATTTAATATGCCTGATATATTCACAGAATCACTGATTTGTATGGCTGAGCTGTCATCGCTCTGTAATAGATTAACATGTATGATAGCAGCTGATAGCGTGCCTGTAACGTCCACAGATTCTGCTAGAGTAATTTTAGATGAGTTATCTGAACTAACAGTGGTTCCATTTATCGTCAGTGCGCTCAGCACCACATTTCCTGTGCCATTGGGTGTAAGAGTTATGTTACCATTGGTAGCAGAGGTAGTGATTATGTAGGTTTGCAGATCCAGATTGCCACCCAATTGCGGAGATCCATCTTCCACTAGATCATTGGCTTCTGCTGTGGTTCCGTATAACTCAGTGAAATTCGTATTGATCTTCTGCATCGCTGTGCGAAGATCATCACCTGTTCCGTCGTTTGCGTTAGTTCCTACATTTATATTAATTCTTGCCATATTATATCGCCTGTAATATTAATTTTTTCCATATAGTAGTTGAACCATCATAATTGGATACACATATATATAAATTGGTACCATCCCATGATATAGATCCTGCCACATCTCCTGATTCACCAGTGGCTGTTGGAGTTTTGCTAGTGTTGATCACTAGTCTGTCTCCATTGACCACTATCTGCCCTGTGCCATTAGCACTCAGTGTTAGATTGGCATTGGTAGTTTCTGTAGTAATTGTGCCAGAATATAATTCTGCAAAATTAGTATTAACTTTGGTGAATGCCGTGCGTAGACTGTCGCCTGTGGCTGAATTTCCTGCTGTTCCTGTGTCAATTGTAAGTCTGCTCATATAATGATCCGCATGTATTTATTAAATATTTCCGAGGATATCATGTTCATAGAAACACTGAAAACACTCCGACTGTACGAACGCCAGAGCAAACTGGGTGTATATCATACCTTCAAAAGAAAAAACACTCTATATGTATTCAAGTGCGACTGCTGCGGCACTACTTTTTTCCGTCCTAAAAGCCGAGTGGATCAGGATCGAGCTACCAATGATTATAAACACGTGTGCAGTTTCTGTGATTCCAAAAGATTTGCTCAAAAAGTGGGTGTTAAAATGCGTCGAATCTACCGTACCGATGCTAGCAGTGATAGACCTATAGGCAGTACTTAAACAGAGAAACTCTCACCACAACCACAACCACCTGAAGCATTGGGATTGGATATCTCAAATTGCGACCCAAACACTTCTTCTCGCCAATCGATACGTGTGCCTGCCACGTAGAGCATGCTGGTAGAATCCACTACAAAACGACCATCTTCCCAAGATTCCACTACATCATCTTTCTGTATCTGTTCTGCAGAATCTACAAATCCCCAATCGTATTTGAATCCTGCACAACCTCCGCCTCGCACACCTAAACTCACAGCATATTTGCCAGGATTTCGAGACAGCAAATTGCTCATCTGTTTCTTCGCTGATTCTGTTAGTTCAAACCATTGCATAATATTCCTTGTCTATTGCTAGATAAAATGTCACTCGCATCTTATCAGATCTATTCCATCCACCATGTAATTGACTACCGTCCATAGAAACTATGTCCCCAGTAGCCCATGATTTCTTAATATTATTTACATGGAATCCCACTAGCTCTACATTATCACTGGGCATGTCTATGCCAATAATGGTCACTATGCCTAACTCTTCTCTCCAACTTTCCTGCTGTTTTAACGGTTTAATGTCATCACAGTGATCTGGTATAATACTGTGGGCAGCCACATAATTTACATTGAGACTTTTTAAACCAGGAATAGTAACAGCAAATTGTGTGCTCTTGGGCCAATAAGGTTCGTAATCTTTGTTAATTTTTCCTCCCATTATTAGAGCATGACAGTGCCAGTCCACTTGAGGAGGCCATGGTAACTGACGGTATCTTTCTTTGATAGATTCTGCAACTTTGTAAAGATCTAACATTGGATTATATTCTGATAATCCTGTATCTCTTAACTGTTCCAATAATTCTGGGTGACGATACTGTTTATAATCTATCCAACTCATCATATTATATTTGCTATAGTTCTGTGTTTATTCTCATGGTATTCATAATATTTTTTAGATAGATCTAAAAATATCTCATCAACTGTTTTTAATTTAACATCAATACCCCATGATATTGCTAATTGTAACCACATATAATCTGGAAACATAGAATATCCACTGATAGAATTTTTCATAGTATTCAAAGGATTATTAATTTTATCATTGATTAATTGTGTGTGATTCTGTTTTATATCTTGCCAAAATTTTGTGTCTGTTCTATTGCTCATGGTATAATGCACAAGAATAAAATCAGCAATATCATCAATGGTGTAGCTCATTTCTTTATTATAAGATGTAAAATTTAATTGTCCTTTCATTAATACTCGGGATAATCTTCTAATACTATTAACAATTATGTATAGAGCATTGGCTTCCAGTGGTTCAATAAAGCCACAACTCAATCCCACTGCTGCTACATTGCCTTCAGCGAATGTTTCTAATCTAGATGGTTTCCAACGAATTATTCTTGGTTCGGTTTTTAAATTACTCACTTGTTTTTTAAAATATTCTATAGCGGATTCATCATCTAGATGTTGAGATGAATAACAATAGCCATTGCCCATTCTATGTTGTAGTCCTATGTTGAATCTCCAGCCATAGGGTTCTGCTATGCTCTGAGTATAACAAACCAATTCTTTCTGCTTGTCTTCATAATCACTCTGTGCGACCACTGCACTGTCGATAAGATGCTGTGAGTATTCTTTAATTTTCCATCCTAATTTATTCACAAGCACTCTACGAAAACCAGAACAATCGATAAAAAAATCTCCCTGTACACTGTTATTTTTTGTTTTTAATTCCGTAATAGTACTGTCTTTATGCACAACTTCTGTCACTTGATCTATTATTCTTTTAACTCCTAGCGGAACAGCAATTTCATCTCTAATATATTCTGCTGCCATCTCTGCGTTGATGTGTTGGCTAACACTGTAGGGTTGATTCAATAGATGTTCACCTTTATAGAATGGCAGTGTATTTTTTTCCATATAATAAAATTGTGGATTAAAATAACGATCAAATCTATCAAATCCATTTTTACAATGCCATGCCATGTGATCGATACTGCGTATATCTGTGGTATCAGAGAAATTTTCATAGGATATGTTTTGAGTGATATCTTTTAAAAAATTTATTTCTGGCACAGTGTAATTAAAACTAAAGTATTCGTATTCACCTTTGTTGTTTACCCAGTTCACAAACTTATTTGCATACTTGTACACAGCACCTGTTTTGGCCATCCAATCTTCAGTGGGAATACCTATTTCTTCAAAAAATCTTGCTACATGTGGAGTAACACTCTCGCCCACACCAATTCTGGGTATATCTGCAGGTTCTATCACAGTAATATCATTGGATATTTTATATTTGGCTAGATAGGCTGCAGTCATCCATCCTGCTGTGCCACCACCCACTATTATTATTCTCATGCTATATCTCCATCATTTTTTTCGCTGTAGGTGTAGGCTTCGGGTACTCGATCCAGCACAGGTAATCGTTTGTTCACATAAGCATCACGAGTGATCACTTGATGCACAAAGTTTGTGAGATAATCCTGTCTATTAAACTTAGCCCATGGCGAGTGTTTCAACTGATGCAGATCTATGTTGGTAACATCTGGCCACTGTATGATTCTTAATTTGTGTCCATTCATATAGGCCATCATATGATACATATTATCATCCCCTTCGTTGTGAGCACTGATCAATTCATGACCCAATGATTTTGCTATCTTCTCTATCTCTTTGTAATTCTTGCTGATATATGCTGTGGGTTCATTGGGTACTCGTCCTATGTTACTACCCAATCGTATGCGGAATTGATATCGTTTGCCTTTTTTATTGTAATAAGGAAAACTGTTAATCTCTTCCAGTACATCTCGTAGATGTTCATAACTTTCCACAGTGTATCCAATATAGTGAAATCTCAATCCCATATCGATACAGTTTTTTATGCCTTCTAATTGTCTCTCATGAGTATCTCTACCTTGATAACTCCAGTGATTCAATCCTATCAAAACCTGATCTACCCTGTATAATATCAAGTTCTCTACAAACTTTCTTTCACCCAGTCTCACACCATTGGTTAATATCATGGTTTTTCTACCATCATGATGCACACAATCTATGATATCAAATAGATCTTTCCTCACAGTGGGTTCGGCTCCTGCTAACACAATATTTTCTAATTCACGTGGTGCTGTTCTTATATCATTATAAATGTAAGCAAGATCAATATCTCTATCTCTGTTATTGGGTATATGATAACAGTGAGGACAGTCCAACTGACATCTATTGGTAGTTTCTACCATCAATATTTTATTGTATAGTTGGTTGGTTCGTTGCTCTAATCGCTCACAGAATTCAGCATCAGGATCCTGTATCACTCGAAATGGTCCATGCTCGGTGCATTCTTTCACAATGTATCTCACATTATCCTCAACCACAATTTGACTGGGTAGATGTCGATAGCAAACAGGACACAGTGAATGTGATTCGTATAATAGTTTCATCTTCCGTTGGCGTAATTCTTTATTGTTAATATAAGACTGCCCAAACCATTCTGTCTTTGAGGAGTCAGAATAGATGAAATATTTAATGATGCAAAATCTTCTATCTTAATTTTTTGTATATTCTTATACTTTTGTTCATTCAATATATCCAATATAATATAGGCAGTGCCTCGAGTTATGAAAGCATCTGCTCCTGCTCGCAATTTTAACACCTCTTTTTCAAAGATAGGCACTAACCATAGATTGCTGGCACAGCCGCGTATTTTAAAGCTCTCCAACTGATATTTTTCATCCAGTGGTTCTAATTTTCTGCCAAGATCTATGAGATATTCTAATCGATCCATGCTTGACAACTGAGACAATGTTTCACTCCATTGTTGTATTTTATTTTTTATTCGCATGATCTCCCATCCTCTGCCACCAAAACCAAAAACGCATTGCGTCTTTTTTATATTGAAAACTCATGTAAGCACGATTCTTACCATAAGACCGCTCATCGTAGGTATCATAGGCAAGATTGTGCCAGTCTGGGTGTGTCCAGAACCACCAACCCCATGAACCCACACTGTGTCTTTTGCACCATTCTATGAGATCTCCATCCACTCCAAAATTATTAAGATCTATATTATGACGAAACTTCTGCAAATAACCAGATTTCTTGCGTCGTTTTTTCTTTGGCATTATTCAATTATAAACGATTAATGGTTGGTATTCAACCTATTGCTAGCTCAGTGATTGCTCGTAGAGCTGTTGAGCAGCTAGATTCTTCCATTTAGCTTCGACTTGAATATCAAAATTATCCAAGAAAGTCAATGCCCAAGCATTAGCAGTTCTATTAGGTAATAGATCTGAATGAGATCTTAATTTCTGTTTCTTACAACCTAATAATAATAAGTCCTTGATATTATGCAAACCACTGTGCATCTTTTCAGGATGATCTCGGTAAGCGGGCAACAATTCTTCATCACGGAAATAAGAATAATGCAGAGTAGGACGTGTGCCACGCCATGAATCAATCACTCGTTTGACTCTATCATCATTTGCTTGTATGTATTCTTCGTCTCTGATCAGATGATGATGTATGTCTAATACCAGTGCCACATGCTTCTCTAATTTAAGTGTGGCATCCAAACCCCAGCCCATTTCATCATTTTCTATGGTGATAAGATTGCGTGCTTCGGGTGATAATCTAGGCAGAGCTTTAATAATACCTTCTGTACCTTGACGACCGGATATGTGTACATTAATTTTACAACCATCTTGAAACTTACGACCAAAACCCATCCAGCGTGCCATATTAACATGATATTCAAACTCATCAATACTTCTGCGTACTATATCTTCAGATTCTGAAGCCAACACTGTGAATTGTCCTGGATGGAAAGATACTTTAACATCTAGTCGACGAGCTAACTCGCCCACTTCAGCAAAATGCTTTTCACAATACCGTACAATATCCTGTGAATCTATATAGTATCGCCATGTCGCTTCTGTGGCCATTGGCAGCACAGGAGATCCTAATCGTACCATTCGTCTTTCGGGTGGCAGTGATCCTACATGTGACACAAGTTTTTTCAGTGATTCTATGTTGTGTCTCACCACTGAATCTAATTTCTCTTCTGCTTGATCACGATGCTCATTCAGCCAACGCACTGTAGTAGCTTTGGTATTAAAGGGTCTTTGAATTTCTTCCAGTTGTTTCTTGCTGAGAGTCTGATCAGTATGATACCATTGACAGCAGAAACCTATACGTTTCGTCATGTGTTAATTGTAACACATTATTGCCAATTGTCAACAACGAAAGGATCTCCTGAATTGAATGGTTTTGGTTCTCCATGGAATACTGCTACCATATTATTATCTGTGATTGCGGGAGCATGTTCGAATACTTTTTTATTACCTTTATTAATTGGCCTAGCATTGCGAGGCATCATTTCCCATTTATAGCTACGAATCCATTCGTCGGGCCAATGATTTATATCCTTTGCTGCTCTTTTAGTAATCCAATCTTGATCTCCATGATTGTTACGCATTACACTGCCAGGATCTCGAGCAAATTCTGTCCAAAGATAATCCAACTGTCCGGTCTTCCAACGCATCACAGAGGAGTTGCTGAGTTTCCAATCTGATACTCTACATCTGTTAAAATCTCTTATGATCATGAACTGTTCAAGATTGTGAGAGAATAATCTATCTATGTTCTTGAATATTACAACATCTAAATCAAAATATAATACAGTGCCTTGTATGGGTAATTCTGGAGAGAACATATACAGTTTACTCCACCAAGTTTTAATGCCTGGATGTACAGGTAAGGTTATTATTTTAATATCTGCATCTAATCCTTGAGGATCCTCTGTGAGACAATGAAATTCAAATGGCACAGCAATGTGCCGGCGACACATATTTTTTAGAACATTAACGTATTGGCTGGTATATTTGTTGCCCCATTTAACACATAGCACATGATTAGGCATTGTTTTTGCTCCAATCATATCCTGGTCGAAGGAAATCTATTTGCATTTGTTTATAGTTATCATCACTCCACACATAATCAAAAGTGCCCGTCACACCATCTGCATGAATTTGATGGATATCTAGATGCGCGGATAACTTTTTTAATATCACTGCAAAATCTTCCGTGCCAAAACTCTTCTCGAGATTGACCTGCCCTATCTTAATATAGCCTAGACTCAATTTAGGATCATTATAATTCATACCATTTCGAGTCAACCATTCACGAAATGCTCTTTGTTCTCGAGCATGCCATTCATGATTCTGTTCGTTGATATTTCTACCCCATTCTATATCAAATTCTCCAGAATAAAACTTTAAACTGTTAATAGCAGAGCAAGTGGCAGCATCAATATCTGCTCCATTCTCATCACGAAATACTTCAAACTGTGTTTTGCCCACCTGCGCCCAATGTAGATATACTCCTCCTAACTCTCTATCATATCTAGTTTTTAAAAATAATTCATAATCTTTATCTTGTAAATCCTGTCTAGGAGCGTTGAGGAATGTGGTTATCTGTGAAGGTCTTTGCCACTCTGGTTCATATGTTTTCTTTCTATTGGATAGTACCCAAGATTCTAATTCATGACATAGATCATTCAGCTGACGTATAGCCCATTTGGTATCATAATCAGCCAGTTTATAATAACGACTAATGTTCCAAGTTTCACCTTGTAAATCTTCAAAATATCGATGCAACCTATTCATGGGTTCATGATTTAATCTTAAACCAGGTTTTCCGTTGCCCACTTCGCCTGATTGTATTACAGATTCTGGAGAGAAATAATCATTGATATGATAAGAAGGCAGTCCTGCTACTCCCCAATAGTTTGTGGAATTAAAACAATTGATTTGAAATATGGCTTGATTTATTTGTCGACATAGATATTCAGCATTTCGAGGCGAATCAGCCCAGCCTAACCAACAGTAATTTTTTTCTAAATGTAGATTATTTTTAAGATTTTGTTTGAGTAATTCAAGCCAACGCAGATTAAAATCCGTAGATTCAATGTCGATAAAATAAGATAGAGTATCTGTTTTATCTTCAGGATTCCTTAATACTATTTCAATCTCTTTGATAGATTGCACTGTTTGCTCCATGTTCTCGACATTCAACGGAATCTAACCATACTCTGCCACCGCTGCTCTGTTCTATGATCTTACTTACATGGTTGTACACATACTCAGCAAATTTCTCACAACCTACTGCAGGCAGCACTCTAACGTCTGCAATCTTGCCATCCAACAGCATGATTGTTTGAAATTCTGGATCATCCTCTGCAATACAAAGTGTGTGATCAAATTGCTTTTTTAACCAAGCCTTGATATCTTTTAATCCTCCAAAGTCCTGCACCCAGTTTCGATCATCCAGTGTGGTAGCACCAAATACAAATTTAAATGCCAGTGAGTAACCGTGTATTAATTGGCAATGTGAGTGTGTGGCTTTCCATTGACGGAATGCACAACTTAAACCTTCTGTGTGGTCGTATGTTTTTGTTGAGTAGTATGTCATTGTTTTTCTCCTGTTATGACATGCAGAATATTTAGAGTGGGAATGAATGTCTTAAAGTCCACTGTGCTTAATTATGTTAGTGTAACGTACTGCCAGCAATTTTGTCAATCTCTAAAGTGTCGGCCAATTCGGCTATTCTATCAGAGAGATGATTGGGTATTTCCATTTTGCCATCGATTATAGCTTTTAAGAAATGTACCAATACCACAAACTCTGGAGTTTTACTTAGAGCTTCTGGATCCATACCATGTTTTTCCATAGCACTCAATAATGCTTCTGTGGCATCCATTAAACAACTAATACTTTGTTCGTGTTTTTTTAACATAAGCTAATTGTAATTGTTATTTAGATTCTGTCAACTGTTTGTTGATGTACTTGGCCATGCCTTCGTAGGTTTCTTGGAAAACATTCTTGTGTTGACTCCATTCTGTGGGCAGAGTCCATCCTTCTCGATTTACCACAATCCAACGACAACTGTTCAATACCATTAGTTTTTCAAACTGATAGATCCAGTAACTTGGATCCACAGGACGTTTGATATACTCATAGCCTTTGCTGTCTTTGTAGATGTTATTCACAGTATCTTTTTCCACAGGATGTAGATCAAATCCTATCATGAATATGGCTTTGGGTTTAAAAGTTAAACCTACCACACCAGCATAAGGACCTGTGCCCCAATGGAATGGTTCGTCTTGACGTTTATCTCCTTCATAGGGTAGATCCGGCAGTGGTTTAACATTAGACCACATAGCAAATTCTGAGTGCCATCGTTGACGAGTGTATATGGTGGTATTTTTACCCACTGTGTTGGCAGCTTCTTGACACATGTGACGATCAGCACAAACAAAATAATCAAAATTATAATCACGGAACTGTGCATTGCAACCAATTACTGTGCTGAATTTTTTTAAAGGCACAAGATCAAAGCCGAAACGACTCTCGCCGTTGCCGATAATGGAAACAAATTTAGTCATTTTTTATTGTTTTAACTCTGCCGTAAAGGTCTTTTTTCTCTACCACTGCAGAGGATACCAATCTATCTTTAGGAAAATTTTTACCTGCCACAATAATGCCTCTATCGTTGGCTGTTAACCACTCCTCTTCAAACATCTTTTGTATTTGTCGAGTCATTCTAGTGTGTGCTATGTCTGGATTCTTATCTCGAACTTCTTGTACAAATTTGTATCTTTTTAAACCATTGTTTAATAACTCAGCACAATCTGAGGTTACTTTATCTGCCAACCACTCATCAGAACGCATTTCTTGTTTGATTTCTTTTTCTTTTTCTCGGCTTTCTTTTTGCTGTTCTCTATCTGTAACAATCCTATCAATTTTAAATTTCTTTTCTATTGCCTGTGCTGTTTTAGCAGAACAGTAATAAGTGAACCCATTCCACACAAATGTATTAATTTTATCACACTGATGACCATATTCCACTTGATTCTTCTCACAGAATTCTTTTAAAGCTGCATCTTTGCCTGTGTTAATTAATGCGTCAGCAAATCCCCATGGCTCTGCCACATTAATTACTAGTGATTCTCTAATATCGGGCAATACAAAATATTTTATAACACTCATTTTTTATGTTTCCGTTTTTTATTATTTAATTCTGATTCAGTTTTTTCATCATTGTTTATCATCCATGATAAATCTTCTTCATCTTCTTCGTCTTTAAACTCTATAATAGGTTCTTCCAGTAACTTCCTTTTCTCAATAGTCATATTCTTCCTTGGCTATTACATTCCATACAAGTTTATATTGATCCCATGCTTTTTGCAGTGCTGGATATTTCTGTCTCATTCTTATGGCTTCAGTGCCCATCATGTCCATCTCGGCCTGTGCTTGATCCATTAGTTTGGATTGCTCGCTCTTGTACACACATCGACCCCAACCCCCTCCTCGTTTCTGCTCGTACACAGTTTCGCCGCCATCTGGGCTTACGAAGATAGGTCCTCCCCTGCTCGCTCTTTTAGTTCTTTTATTCTTTTTTTTAACCATGTTTTTGTGGGCCAATTTTTTTGTTCATTTGTTATAGTATATACTTCTTCTTCCAGAGCTCGCAACAGATTCCATTCTTGGTTGGTTAATGGTTGTCGTTTGGTCATTTTAATAATATTCTTTGTGATCTCCGTTAGGATAACTTAATCTTATGCCATTGCGTCCAGGCTCACAATCACCCTTGTGTCTGGGTATGAGATGTATATGAGGCCACAGCACAGTTTGTCCTGCTGCCATGCCTATATTCTGTCCTATATTAAAACCTGCCCACTTGCCTGACTCTATCTGATCTTGCCCATATTCGTATGCTGCTCCATAGGTCACTCTCACATGTCCCACCATGTTCTTTTTGGGTATCCACAGCAGATGTCCTGGTGTCACAGGAAATCGATCATCCCACACAGAGTATGTGTCATTCTCCCATTTAGGAGAGCCGTTGGCGTGCCACGTGCTCTCTTCGTAGCAGCTAATGGGTTCTCTTAGATTCTTTGCTATAAACGTTTTCGATGTCATCTGTTTCAATTATGCCAATTTCAATATTAATGGGACTGGGATGATATTCCTGTCTGATATGTTCCCAATAGCTGGTTGGTTTCACTGATTTGTTATGCTCGTATAGGTGTAGCAGTTGTACCAGGGCTTTTCTCACTTTTTCAGCTCCACCATGTTTCTTGCAGGTGTCAGATCGACCCACGTGTACTACTTTATTATCAATGCGTATTTTATACACACAGGGCAGTTTGACGAACTCGCTTTTCTTCTTATGAGTGATTTGTAGATTGTCGAAATTATAGAATTTTTCTAAGCTATGCCATTTCGTCTTCATGACACTATATTAGCATGAGCCCACTCTATAATCAATATCTAAATTAAAAAGATTTTAAATTTAGCGTGCGGTAATATCTTTGAACTTTTTTTGCTTGGTAATCACAATCAGCGAGTGCATTGTGAGCATCGGGCTTGCTGGTTTCGTTTTCTTTGTATAAACTAAAAAGTGTCCTGCTGTCTCTGATCTGCCAGTAGTTCCATGGACAGGGTTGGTTCAGCTGTGCATACAGGTTCTGTAGTATGGCATAATCAAACAGTGGTCCTTGACACCAGAATATATCTATGCCCACACACCATCGGTTTAATCGTTGTGTAAATTCCGCCAGTGATATTCTATCCTTTTCTCCCAGTGCATCTTCTGCTATTTCTTTGGGTTGTGTGGCCCACCAGTTTAGAGTATCATCCATCACATGACGACCCAGAGCAGTTTGCGAATCCACATCCACTCGAAAATATAAGGGATCATGTGGCTGCTGATCTGTATAAGGATCAAATTTAATGCCACCCAATGTTAGAACCACAGCATCAGGACGAGTGCTGAGAGTTTCCAGATCTATCATACCGTGAATCATACCGTATTATAACACGATACAGATCTTTGTCAATTATATGTCTTGATTGTGTTGGTCTTGGAATTCTTGCTGTTCTTTTAATAAACGATTGGTTATGTCCACAACTTCTTGCTCATCAAAACAGTAGGTGCTGCCAGAACTTTCTGGTAAATTTTTTCTTATTTTTTCCACTGCTGTTTCGGAAAACTTGCGACATTCTTCTCTGGATGTGAACTCAGGTTCTGTGGTAAGGAAGTTCTCACACAATCCATTCATGCAAAGTACAATAACTAGAAAGTATTTCATACAAATACTTACGTAGGATTGATCGTTAATAATATACTGTTATTAGTTCTTGTGTTCGGAATTGCGATTTTTCTTTTTTTCCAACTCTTCCTGATGTTCCAGGATTACATTCAATTTGGTGTTCAATCGAATCAAGTCATTATCCAACATTCTTATTCTGTCCACCAGTGCAATCAGAGTTTTGCTGGTTTCACTCATTACAGGTTTGATCTCTGTAGTTACCCATTTCCATACGAAATAGATCAATCCTCCCATACCAAATGCGGCAATGATAGGAAATCCATATTGATTAATCATTGTTGCTATGTCTTTGCCCATAATTAATCCTTTCTAGCATCAGTCTTGCCGTCGGCACGACCAATTCTTTCCACATCAGGTTTGATTCCTAGGGTGGAACTCACCAGAGTGTCAATTCGTATCACATCAGCATTCATGGTTTTAACTCGATTGTCCAGAGCTTCAATAATGCCGCTGAGTTTCTTTACATCAGAAGTTACCGAAGCCAAGATAAATTTAAGAGTGAGGAATATGAAGAATCCACAAGCCACGGCTGCTGCTATTGGGAAACCCACATCTATTGCTAGTTTAAGAAAGTCCATAATCTAGCAGTATTTATAGATTTTAAGAGACTACTTGCAATACTCTACGAGCACGTCTTTTACGCATAGGTACCACAGCGCCAGTTAAAGGTATTTCTTTAAGATCGTTCTCACGATCTAGAAATTTGTAGTCCATTTTGATCACACCAAAACGACGCAGTGACTCAAACACCACATCAGTGTCCAATGCTCCACAAGTGTACACGTCCAATTGTATCATGGCAGGCTCGCACTCATCCCAAGTGTGCATCACCACGTGTGACGTTTCAATGATAGCAAAACAAGTTAATCCACGATTGCCTGGAATATCCACATACTTGGCTTCTGGGCCAAACAGTATTTTCATGTTGATACCTTCAATCAGTTCTCGTAAAAATTCTTTTGCTAGTGTTTCGTCTTTGGGTGGGTTTGTTACTTCTGCTCGCACTATCAAGTGCTTGTGAACAAGTGGTTTCATTTTCTGTTTGTCTCCTGACATTGTTTTTATACAGGCTATTTAACAATATTTTTTAAAATCTGTCAATTATAATCTTTTTTTTTATGAAACTTTTTTTGTGAAAAAAATTATTTTGAAGTGGCTTTGTAAGTGCCTGACCAGTCAGCAGGAACACCTTCTTGTAGACGCTCAGTCATCATGAAATAATATTTTTTTAGTTCAGGAGCATTATTTTTTAAATTCTCCAGCAAAATAAGAGCATTTTTCCACTCTCCTGAATAATAAAATTTTAAAAATTGTTTGTGTTCTTCTGTTTCACAACCTAAGGTATATATTTTTACACCTTCTTGTTTGCCTTTAACAGCAATACAATCCAGTTCTATCACAGCATACTCATCTCGAACCAGCTCGACTGTGCGTGATCCCAACACCAATTCCACTCCATAGGGCTTGCTCTGTCCTTCCAGACGTGAAGCAAGGTTCACTGAGTCACCTAAACAGGTATAATCAAAACGCTGATCTGATCCCATATTGCCCACAACCACTGATCCTGTATTAATGCCCAATCCCATGCCAAATGCTGGCACGCCTTCACGAGCAATTTCTTCGTTAAATTGTTTTAAATTGTCCAACATTTCCACTGCCGTGCGTACTGCGTTCTTGGCATGATTGACGTCATCCAGCGGAGCGTTCCAAAAAGCCATTTGAGCATCTCCAATATACTTGTCCAGTGTACCATTATTTCTTAATATGCTGGCAGTCATAGCAGTCATGTAGCGATTCATTATACCGGTAAGTCCTTGTACATTGCTGCCATAGTGTTCAGATATAGCAGTGAATCCCCTCACGTCAGTAAACATAATAGAAAGTTCTCGAGTTTCACCTCCCAAACGTAACAATTCTGGATTCTTCTGTAATCGTTCTACCATGGCAGGAGATAGATAGGTACCGAACTGTTTCTTGATTCTCTGTTTCTGTAGATACTCACTGACAAATTTAACGCTATAAGCATGTAGCATTATTAGTATCAATCCTGCCACTAGTAGAGTGCCATCCAACAACCAAAGGTGATGTGTGTAAAAATAATTGCTGATTGGGACCACAGCGACGATAGCAACGGCTCCTGCTGCCATACCCACATAAACCCATCTGCTCAAAAATAACAAACCTAAAGATAACGCTATTAAACTTATAACTTCTGCACCTTCAGCCCAATCAGGTCTCTTGATATTAACCTTATTGATCATGGTACCTATCACGGCTGCCTGTAGATCCTGTGGCCAAACTGGTCCTATGGCTGTGGCCACTGGATTACCTATGCCTGCTGCTGATGTACCCACTATCACTATTGCGCCTTTAAAATCTTGGGGTAGATTGCTCAGTGATACTGATTGATTTTTTTGACTCCAATCAATCCATACTCTGCCCAGTGAATCTGTGTCAATGATGCCTATGTCTCCAGGCAGTCGCATCTTCTCCACACCATTGGCATTTAACTTTACTTGAAACGTAGAATTATTTGTGGCCACTCTTAGAGTTTCCATAGCAAGGTTAGGATACAGTTTGCCATCCACTGTGACTATTAGAGGTAGTCTTCGGTTCACACCATCTATCTCTGGCAGTGTGTTTGTAGTTCCCACTCCTACAGCAGCGTTTTCCAATGACGGTATATTAGCAATCAGGCCTGGATATCTCACGATAGTATTGAGATGTTCTGGTCCCAGCACTGCTGATCCTGGCACTCGGGGTTCATTCTTGGTCTGCTGTGCTGGCACGTTGCTCAACACCACAGGATAATTTCTCATGGTTTCTGCCAGCACAGCATCCTTGCCACTGCGATCTGATTCTGGCATCAGCACGTTGAACACTACCAGGCCTGCTTTGCGTTCATATAAATCTTTGATTATGCCTGCATACACATCTCTAGGAAATGGCCATTGCCCATACTGCTCCAAACTCTTCTCGTCAATATTAACGGTGAAAATGCTGTTTTGTGTGGCGGTTTTGCCAGTAATCAGTGTATCAAAATATCGCAGTCGCACACTCTCTACGAACTTGGGATCTGCGATCCTAATCGTGAGAATTAATATTAAAGTAATGATTGCTGTCCAAGGACTGACCCATTTCATAATATGGGTATTTATTATCTTTGATTTGCTATTGCCACGCATAATATATGAATAGCAATAGTCAAAATCAAGAATTATTGTAATAAATTATTTGCCACCCCAAACTGTGCCTGCTGGATTGGCCACAGGATTGCCCACAGAGTTGCCATATTCTGTCCATGAACCATCATAATTTCTCACTTCATAACCCAGTATCTTTTTAAGAGCGAACCAAGTATGACTAGAACGTTCTCCTATTCTGCAATATGTAATAATTGGTTTTTTTCCATCTATACCAACTGCAGCATAAACTTTTCTAAGTTCTTCTCGAGATTTAAAAGTTCCATCTTCAGCAACAGCTTGTCCCCATGGAACATTCACTGCGCCTGGAATATGACCAGCTCTAATTGCAGTTTCCTGAACGCCAGCTGGAGCAAAAATCTTTCCAGTAAATTCATCTGGTGATCTAATGTCCACTAACGCTGTATCAGATTTTTTATTAGCAACAGCAACAACGTCTGGCAGTCGAGCTCTCAGATCATTGTCAGCATTGGACAATGTGATGTTGCCTGTTTTGGCTGCAGTAGCTATTGGAGTCAATGGTCTCTTTTCTGCTTCCCATTTCTTTCTGCCACCATCCAGCAATTTAACATTTTTTACTCCATAAACATCAAACACCCAAGCGCCCCATGCAGCAAACCAGTTGTTGCTATCTCCATAGATAACAATAGTGCTGTCGCTGTTGATACCTAAGGTTTGTAATGTTTTTTGTAAATTTTCTTTGCTGGCGATATCTCTTTTTACAGGATCCACTAGATCAGTGTGCCATTTGATATTCACAGCACCTGGAATGTGACCTCTTTCATATACTCCAGTATCAACACTCACTTCAATTAATCGAAGTTTAGGATTGTTGAGATTTTTTTCCAACCAATCAGTATTCACTAAGAATTCACTGGAGTGTGCCACTGAAGCAATGGAAAATATTCCAATCAAAATTAATTTTTTAATCAAGTTCATTGTGTTCTCCTTTGTTAATAATGTTAATTTAGTATTAAATACTACGAAAGTCAATAGTCGTAAAATAAAAAAGTGAAAAGTCAGACACTTTCATTAAAAAATAAAATATTTTTTTGTGTTTAAACGAAAAGTTAAAATTTAATTTTGTCTAATTTTTAATTGCCTTGGTTCACAGTGGTAGTGCCACAACCACCCATTGTGACACAATTAGTAGTGATATTATAAGTTTGACCACCTGTCTGTGTGAGATTCACACCTGCTGGACCACCCAAATTGTTGATCACTATGGTGGCTTTGTTTTGAGTATTACCTGACTGATTCACTGTGGCACTATTACCATTGCCATTCAGTGTGATATCCAGATAGTGATTAGCACCTGTGCCTGACTGTGTGGTGTTCACTGTGTTGTTGTTGCCCGTGATAGAATTGAATAATAATTTGTTATCTCCAGATTGTGTGCTGGTGATAGAATTAAAATTGCCACTCACAGAGTGTTCCATGTAATTGCCCACTGTGCCCACATCGCGATTCTGTTGCGTGGTCACTGTGTTGTAACTGCCCTGCACATCCACCTTTTGATAGTTGTCTCCCAATTGATTACCACTCAGTGTGCCGTCTGACAGATAGCCTTGATTGAGATTGAGAGTGTTGTTGCCCGAACCAGTCACATTTAAATCTACTAAATTTTTACCTGTGCCACTGTTCTGTCGTATCGTGGTAGAGTTGCTGTCTCCACTGATGGTAGCAGTTTGCTGTGTGGTGCCTGTGATTTTATTGTTATTGCCTTTTTGAGTAATTGTGGTGATGTTGTTGCTGCCTATTTGATCTATGTGGATCTCATTGCCATTGTTCTGAGCTGAAATTCTATTTCTATTGGCTGTGATATTGATCTGTTGTCCACTGGTGATGTTGCTGGTGTAAACACTGCCACCATACCCACCCGCTTGTCCACTAGTAGTACCTCCTGTGGCACTGTAGTAACCACCATTCACCAGAGCGCCATTATTGATTACACAGGTATTGGTTCCTGAATATAGAGCACAGCTCTGCCAACCATTGGAACTGGACCAGCCATGAGGATAGTTAGTGCCTGTGTAGATACCAAATTCTGAATTATAAAGTATGTTGCTACCACCATTAAGGGACAGCGATGGATCCTGTATGTAAGGACCATAGTTACCTGCCCAATATCCACCATCTTTGCCATAGAACTGCACACTGACATAGGCCACGTTGGCACAACTGCCTCCACAATTGGTGGCAGTGACTGAATAGGTGGATGCTGCGGCTCCCAACACTAGAGTGTATGCTGCCTGTGTGGTATTGATGATTTGATTGCTGCTGTTGTAGAACACCAATTTCATAGTCAATGGATCTCCTGGTGATCTTCCACCACCATCTGCTACAGTGGCAGACAGAGTTAGAGTTCCGCCGGACTGCATTGCACTGTTGAATACCACTGTTTGGCTCACAGTCACGAAATTGTAGCCCATCTTGATAGCATTGCTGACAGCCATGGCTGTGTTGCTAAAGAACAAAAATAATAACAATAAAATTATAAAAATTTTTCTCATTTCTGTATCACCGTGATTGAGGTATTGCCACCTGAGTTGACTCTATTTTGAATGCTCACTGGTCCTTGACCCTGTATAATTGTGCTGTTCTGACCGCGAGGAGTTTTGATGCATTGATTGTTACTGCCATCATTTTTGCACAGTGTTACGTCAGTGGCTCCCACGCTCGCTTTTACTCCTGTGTTGGGATCATAGTCTGGCAATAGACTGTCTTTATCTTTTACTAATGCACTCTTTAACACAGTTTCTCTCTGTGTTTTTAACTGTTGTTCCAATATATCAAAGATGTTGGCCAAGAAATTTTGTCCCAACAGATCTTCCAATAATGGGTTATCTCCAAACTCATTTCTATCTTTTAATTCATCTTTCAACAGGTCTTTGACATCCAATAGATTTTCGTTCAGCATGCTGGCTGAATTCTTCTCTGATCTTTCCTCCTGTTGTTTGGTCAGTTCTTTGGGTGGACTCACAATCAATAGGTTATTAATAGTATCTAAATTAAGACTTAACTGAGTGGGCTTCAATGGTGCTGTGTTTCTGTTCTCTACTCGAGTGCCTTGAAATGGTCGATTTAAAGTAACTGTGCCTGCGTTATTCATTACATCAATTATGCCTGTTTTACAATCTCGTTCTATATCTGCCCAACCTTTGGGACAACTAGGCAATAGAATAATAGTACTGGCACCCACTTCATCCACAGTGGCAGTGAAGTCTGTGCCTCGCACCGCAATGGTAGCAGATGGTGTGTTGATGTTGACTGCATTGGGATTCTTGCTGGCAATAGCACCTGAAGCATATCTCACTGTACCTTCAGCGAACTTCATGGCTAATTTTCCTGTGCCTTTTTTGGGATCATAAACGAAATCGTCTATCACGAGTTTAGAGTTTTCATTTACTTCCACTTTGGTAGCGTCTTCAAATGTTATGCCCACTTTGCCTTTGGCAGTATTCACAGCATCCTGCATCTCTATGCCTGTGCCTTTGACTCCTGCAATGGTATTCTTATTTCTCACAATGGATCCTGGTGCTGCTGTTTGTTCTGTGATAGAGCCTATAGCCGCTGGATACACAGCAGTGGTGTATAACAACATCAATAGTACAATTTTTTTCATTATCTTGAATTCACGTTGATGTTAAAGTTGTTGCTGCTGCCTGTGGTTTTAACATCCACAGTGCTGTCCACTGCAATACCCGACTGTGCTATAGTGTGTGTGTTAAGGTTACCGCTGACTGAAAGATTGGTCCAATGACCTAGAGCTCCTCCACCTGATTGTGTTATAGTGGCAGTGTTCTGATTGCCTGCTATATCTAATATGACCAAACCTTTGGTGCCACTTTGAGTGATAGAAATATTGTTGAGATAGCCAGTCACACTGGCAAAAGATAAATTATCCACTCCTGATGTGACGCTGTTGTATGTGTTCACATCACCAGCAGTAAGCAACAGCACTGTGTTTCTCATGCCTGTGATTGCTATGTTGTTTTCGTTAAAATCTCCTGTTTCAACTACGTACAAAGATATTCCCGATGTTTCAGTTTCTCCATCAGCATTTACATTCACTGTTCCTATATTGCCGAACCCTGTGGAATAGTACACAAAAGTATTAGGGGTAGATAAGCTGCAATCAGAGCAAGTGAGACCCGCTCGGTCTTCACTGTCTTCAAAATTAGTAACTATGGAAAATTTTAGATAGTTGCCAGACCCTATCTGTCTGATGTCTACGTTTTGACCATCACCATACATCATGGCAGGATTGGCATACCATATAGGTCCATCTACTCCACCTAAACGATTGGCTGAACCATCTTGTTCCACATAGATGGTAGCATAGTCTCCCAGTTGATCG